CAGCTAAAAGTACATCATCAAGATACCATTGGTATGTAACTGCCGGGTATCCTGTAGCAACCACAGAAAAACTAACGGGATCACCAAGAAGTATACTTTTATCACTATCTTGTGAGGTAATCTCAGGGGGATATGTTAGTGAATCACACGCACCTGTTAAGGTCAAGGCAAAATCAGAAGTGAATCTCCACAGAACAGCAAGATCTTCATCAACCTCTCTTAGTGATGAAACCCCAGCATCGGCATCAGTTGCTTGTATACCACTAACCAGCAAATTACCTGCTAAATCGGGTGTTATATCCCACACTGTATTACCAATATCGTAGCTGGCTAACTGTGCACCATCCACGCTAAGCTTGTATAAATTATTGGCAACTACTCTAGTTGCTCCAACAAAAAGTGCTCCAATAGACGAATCATACACTGCGCTTGTGGGAATGTTCTCTTCTGGATCTAACATGGTGTTCCATAATTCTGGATCACCAGTAACCGCGTAACTCTCTATAACCGCCCCCACCGGAACGGATGGTCTGTTTCCAACCATAAACATTCTATCATCAGAGAGTCTAACAGCATTTTTAACTTGTAGCACATTTGTTGTATTAAAAGAAAGTAATGTGGACCCATTAGCACGAGAATATATACCAGATTTAGTGCCATACCCCCATGAACCACTTTCCCCACTTGTAATCACATTTCCGGAAGAATTAAAAGCACAGCCATATACTACACAACCAGATGCCTGTATCAACCATTGCTGAACGCCAGAAGCATTAAGAAGATAAATTCTTCCCAATGTTAGATTAGTTACAATAGCAAGAAAATCGAATGAATCAACCGCAATAGTCTGGATTGCTCCTTGGGGTGTAAATACACCACTTGTTGCCCATGTAGTATCTAAGGTCATATCAGCATTGTATCGATACACCTTTGGGGTTGGTGTAGCTATGTAATAGTAGTCCGCTGATTTGATCAAACTAACAACATTACCGCCGCCGGGCCACCAACCTTGTAAGATGGAGCTATTTGAGGCATCCCTTTGAATTTGGAATACATTAGTACTCCCAAACTTAGTACCGCCGGCCATATAGAGTTTGACCCCGGTAGCATCACCATCGTACATATCAAAGTGAATATCGCCAGCACCATCTACCCAAGTAGCACCACCATCAGTAGATGTTTGCATACACCCACCAGCGTAGGCACCAACCATCTTGTATGCAATACGAATTGCATTTGTTGCATTACCAGCAGACAAAGAAACGGTGAAGACGTATTGTGTACCATTTGTAAGAACAACTTCCGGACTGAATGTTGCTTTCAGAGGAATTCCTGGATAAGTTGTTGAGGTGGTTGAATAACTAACAGTAGTTGTACCTAGGGGAGAACCGGTTTTGTGTCCATTTACGTCCGTAGCATAGATAGCTACAGTTAGCGTCCCTGCCGGAGCTCCTATTTTAGCGTACCACAAGGTTAACGTGGAAAGGGTGAACGTGGAGGCCGGGGTGAAACTCTGGGCAGTCCAATTAGTACCACCGTATGTTACCGGTGTGTTATCATCCATCGCGTGATAGAAATGTTTAAGCATTTGTTCTGCTCATCCTATCTCAACATCTACATTATTTTGATCTTCAGCTGAATTGCTAAAGATTCACCACCAAGCTGCACAGTCCTCTCAACACCAAACGAGAGGCCAGCAATGAGTGTGCCTGTATTGTCTGAAGATGTGCAGAGAAAAGCTCCGCTAATAGGTCCGATATTACCACCGGAAGCAATAACTATCAACTCCTTTGAAATGACTCGCCAATCACCGTCATCTTTCTCAATCACGGGAAAGCCTACAGACGTTCGCTCTATTTTTTGTCTGGCGTACCCATTTCCGGAGGGCTCCCCAGGAACGGTAGTTAAGACGGATGTCCTGGCAAGCGAACCATTATACAGACCAACAAAAAAATCTGTCATGCCAAAATAGTTCGTGTCTTTATCGCGGAAAAATGTTTCAAGAATCGCCTTCTCACCATCTTCCACAATGAGATTTTTCTTGTCCCGCACTTCCCAGAGAATCTTTCCGGCCCGAAGATGCTGTACAGTCCAGAGAGATTCATAATTGAGATTCATAGTAAGAACCCTTGAATTTTAAGTATTAGTTTTGGTATATCTTTCAACTCATGTTCCCAAATCACTAGGGTCTTATAGCCTTGGGATTCAAATAGTTTGATTCGAGGTTCCACCTCTTCTGGTTTGTGCCAGTAATCGCCAAATAATTCAATCAGAAGCGGTTTGGATACATGAACGAAATCAGGGCATTTGCCTGTGATAATCAATTGACCATCACCAACAAAGCGAACTTGGTCTGGGAAGTTTTCATCAAAAAATTGTTGAAGAAACACCTCAGGTTTATTAGGTGATGAGTGAATAGCCTTGTGTTGTTTAGAAGCATACTCAGGATCTTGCCAAAGTTGAAGATGGGCATCCCTATTCTTCTTGCAGGTTTCAGGAGAAGGAGATTTTCCTCTATTAGCATTACCTATTTTCTTAAACACCTCAGGAGAAAGATTCCTACGGGCATCGCCCATCTTCTTGCGAGTTTCAGGAGAAGGATTTCTATGACTATCACCCATTTTCTTACGAATTTCCACAGACCAATGCCGTCCGTAGTTAGGAGCATTTTCTCTTTTGGTTTCTCCTCGTTTAGCCTTGCAAATAGCACATGGGCAAGCTTCTTTGTGAGGATCACCTCTCTTGGCCTTGCAAACACTGCATTGGCAATCTTCTTTATGACCTTTTGGCATACTATATTATACTAGGATTCCATCTCAATCAATTCCACATCAACTGAATCCAGTTTGCAAATCTGCCTAAAGGTTGGGCTGATGTTACCAGCCTCGTCCTGTTGATAACGAACATACACAGAAGCAGGAGCTGGGGTAACATCTAAAGTCAGCACACCTGTCGCATAATTAACAGTGCCTAAATATGTATAGGCGCCTACAGTCCCAGAAAACGATCCTGTTCCATCACCATTATCGCTATCTGTTATCTGATAAACATCCCCAACAAACACCCGGACTGTTTCAGGTTTGATGTCTGTGGCATCTAATGCTTCGCCCCAATTGCATAATGATGAATACGTTGAGGAAAGCGCCCTCTTAATCTCGAGCGTCATATTGACGTAGGCTACCCCATCAAGATTGTCTATTGCCGCAAGAACATGACTATACTTTATCATCGTTCCAATTTTGGTTGTAGTACCAAGCGTAAACTACTCTGCCAGAACATCCTCAATATCAGCCTGTGTTTGGGACATAGAATGTCCTGTTGTCACCTTGACAGTGAGTACAGAAATTACATCCAGAATAACGGGATCTATCCATTCATATTTTGTAGTCAGCACCGACTTTAGATAAATTGCTTCTGCAACTAGAGCCTTAAATGCAACATCGGGAATTACCCAATCCTGAAGAATTATTGAGAGCCTTGCTATGCCCCGCATAGCGAGAAGGGAAGTCGCACCGATAGCTTCTGCTTCTTCTTTCTCACCCCAAGCATTAGCATCAGCTACACCTGAGTAGTTCATGAGAATTGAAATGAAATCAGCTTTAGTAACTGCTCTATCGCCTGTACGGAAAACTTGGGGGGCCTCTACACGAATCTCCTCAATCCCCTCTTCATCATCTCCACCAAGAAAAGAACTAGGGTTCGTTACCGAAACTGTTACTACAGTACTACCTGAATCATAGATAACACTGTTAACAGTCTGAATACGGTCAGCATATGTAACGTTTCCTGACAGACCAGCAGACTTAATGTACTGGATCAGTATGACAGCTCCTGAGGTGGGCGATTCTCCATTCACATCATCTCCAAACAAGACAGACACATTCCCGTCCATCTCATCAATAATTCGATAATGTTCAGAAGTGCTGTCGCTATCTAAAAACGAAGAAACAAGAGACCACTCGGTACCGTCTACAAGAACTCGAAGAGTTGGATTTTCTGTATCAGCAGAATTCTCAACATATGTGTCACTTATCAGATACTCTTGACTAACCGCTCCAGCAGATGTAATCTCTGTCTGAACCAACTCACCTTGAATACCACTAACTGTTACATCAAGCTGACCCTTCTGTATAGCACCACTCTCATTAGTAAGATACTTTACTCCATCTGAAGTCTGACATTCGGTGTACTTAGGAATGTACACAATGGTAGTTAGAGGAGCAGCAATAGAGAATTCAAGATCCCCTACTGCTGAGCTCTTTCTCTTTGGATGGTAATTCAGAAGGGACACTAGATTTACAACACTAGATCGATTTTGAGCGGTGGTGAGATATGACTCTTCTGCTCGACGTTCTGCATAAAACATACAGAGGTTGAGGACATAAGCCAAAAACTCAATGAGCATTTCTCCGCTGGCAGATCTATAAACATCTCGCCAAGCATCATTTGCTTTAAGTCGGGCTTGGAGCTGCAGGACTAAGAGGTCGAAGTCGTAGCTCACATATGAAAGAAGATTAGCCATACTATAATACCCCACCAAAAAGACCTAGTACCTTCATTATGTTAGAAGAAGTGTCTTTTCTAGGTTGTGCTTCCCAAGGATGTTTTGAACTCGAAGATATTAGAGTGCCCGCGAATCGAGAATGCAATTGTTATTGAGACCGTACTGCGGTCCGGATCAGCCTGAAGTTCGACTTCTTGAACGAGAGCACGGTCGTCCCACGCTTCAATAGTATCTTTAACCTGCCTTGAAAGAACCTTCATCATCGTTTGTGTTATGTTTTCGAATAACACTCCCCGCAAATTACCTCCAAATGCGGGAAGCATCACGCGCTCCCCCTGTGAAGTTCTCAAGATATTATCTATAGATGTCATCACAGATGCAGCATTTTCGACTAACTTAAGCCGACCCTGCCCATCTTGAATGAGTCGGTGATCAAGGTCTGACCATACAACTCCTACTTTCACAGAAGCGGTCATATTATTATACTCCCTGCCTATGAACTACCCAGCATAAATCTTTCGATCAGGAGAAGAAATCTTTGCCCCACACCCCGTTATTGCACCATCTGTTATTAGCAGTTTCCCCTCACAGAATGTCTTGCTGATCACTGGATATATAGTTTGTGGACCATGATCACTACAGTTAAATACTGCTCCGTTGATCGCTACTTCTAACCCCGCAGCAAACAGTGTTGGTGTTGATTGTCCAGAAATAGTAATAGAACCACTGTGGGACGCACCATCACCAACACAAGAAATCCTCCTACTCTGTCCAAAAAGCCTACGGAGAAATTCAGTTGTTCCTAATAATGCTGTTCCGAAACGACCAAACATTATGCTTCAACCTTTGGAACAATCCCTGTTGGTTGCCCATCAAGAATCTTACCAACTTGACCAACAACCAAAGCAGAAAATCGTCTTGGCATTTGGGTTTTCAACAGCTCAACCTCTGATGAGGTCAGGTCCACTTCATCAGTTGTAGCTAACTTGACTCCAAGAGTAAACAGACTGCCCATCTCTGCATATGTACAAGACTGTTCCCGGGGTTGATTCACTGCTGCGAGAAGAACATTCCTAAGTAACAAGTCTGATTCGGGCCCATCCTTAAGAATTTCGCCGGTAAATGCTCTCAGTGGTGTTGTAAGAAGTATTTTCATGCTGTTCCTTTCCTAATTAGCTATTAACCTCAACAAAAACGATTAATCTTTCATATTATTTTATGCCATTGCCGTAATGCGGCCGTTGGCAGTGGTGATCGAAGTAATTCCAACCAATGAGTATGCCCCATCGGCTATGTAGGTAATCTGTGTTTTTCCAGTAACAATTCCACCTGCCAATGAGGTAGAGTCAACTACTGTACCCGCCGATGCGGCCTGCGTCACACCATTTGTACCGCTAAGATTGAAGGCGGTATTGGCCCTTATCGTGGCGGCGAAGATATTACCAAAAAACTCAGTATCCATCGCTGCAAAAGCACTTGCGGCTGTCCCGTGTACCCGTATGGCCGTATGAGTGCTTGCGCTTCCCCCAACGGTTCGCCCGTTGTCATATTCAAAATCAAGACAATCGGTCACCTTATACAGCCAAAAACAACTGGTGTCTGTTGCAACCCAACCCGCACCACTCCAATAAACATCAAAACCAAAAGCGTTGTTATCCGGCCCATAAGCCAATGTAGAGAAACAACCGGTCGAGTTGTTCTGAATCAACAACTGAGAGGGGCCAATGGTCACGGGATTTAGAGATAATCCTGCAAGACTGGGACTGGCCGTGGTTCGACAATCCTGATTGAGACTGCTACTCGCAGTAACCGTGAGAGTTTGTCCGGCCGTTATAGCCAGACCGTGCACGCCTGTAAGTAAAGCGGCGTGCGTTGCAATAGCCCCGGATGTCTCATAAGCCAGAGCAGGGATATCTGTAGTCTCTAATACTCGAAACGTCGGTGCCGCGTCGTCTCCTGAGATCGGACCAATGAGAACCTGTTTAGTTACCTGCGTGTCGAGAGACAACGCCTGACCAGACAATCCCAACAGCACGTCCGCCGACGTAGCCAGTGTAACAGCGTCGTGCAACCCTGGCACGGCTGCGAATCCAAACGTCGTGGGAGTTAGGGCTTGCAAGACATGGCCCGTCGTCAACCCGGAGACTGTGTGATCTGAACTATTCAGAACATGAGCTTGGTTGTGGTGGTCATTAGCCCCAATAGTACTAAGACTATTATGTGCGATATTTCCTGGTACAACATCAATTGTTGCCCCGGTACCAATAAGTGCACCAGTACCTATTCCTCCAATACTTATCTTTGTTGATCCAGCAGTGAGATTCCCTTTAGATACAGTAGGCTCAAATCCTGTATGTCCAGAAGAGGCATAATCTAAATTACCAAAATTGTTATGAATCATGGTGCCAGCCGTGAGATGTAGAGCGGCTGCATCACCTGAAGAATGTGCTATAGCAACTGTACTCTCTTGTGCTCTTGTAACATTGTAAACATTTGGTGTACCTGAATATTCAGCAGTTACTATTTCAGTTGATGAATCATCAGCAGGATTTGGATAAACAGCCATATTCCAAAACACCAGCACAAACTCTCCTGCGGTTACTGGAAGGTTGTGTCCAGGGGATACAGTGATCTGAGTATCACCAATTAGCATATTTGATGCTAAGGTAGCCGAACAGAAGTTTTTGAGTATTTTGGCCATTATGGATTCAAATCAATTCGAGCACCTGTAATAGACACATCACCTGTAGCAGTCACTGTGGTATCTCCACTGGCATTTATTGTTACATCTTTTGCTGATATAACAATGCTCCCAGAAGAGTCCATCTGGATGTATTTTCCAGTTGGATGAATAATTCTTATTTCTTTTGCTGTGTCATCTATGTAGATTCCAAGCCCCGCTTTAGTCTTGATAATCCTTCGGTTTGGATAGTTGGTTGTCCTCTCTGATGGAAGACCAAGAACTCTATTCGGAGCTTCAGCCCAGTAGACTGGCTGATAAACATCTCCGCCCTCGAAGAAAACAAATACTTGTGAGTCTATCTCAGGAACAGCAAAATGTCCAAACCCAGATCCTGAACCAGAAAAAATTGGTTGCGCAGGAACCGCCCACGGAAGCTTCGCTGTTGCTATGTCCTCTGTAAAAATACCAAACACCTGAACCTTAATTCGACCTAACTTGTCCGGGTCAACATTGTCTAAAACCACACCTCTATACTGGTACGGAAAGCGTAGATCATCCTGTTCAAAAGTATTGTTCATCTTCGCCTTCGCTTTGTCACTTCTTGAAGTGATGTTGAAATATCTGTGTCAATTCCACACCGAGTTAACAGCAAATTCGTCATGTAGGCCATGCCAAAGATGTGCACGGCCCGTTTCACCATCCATAGGCCCGAGTTCTGGTAGAGAAACAGCTGACCCCTCTCAAGGGCGTCCGCAAAGACGACCTTCACGATATCGCCAGGGGCAATGTTCTCAAGGCCCCATGTAGATGCCCACATGTGCACAAAGTTACTTGCCCGAAGATAGAAATCATTTCGAATCCGGCCTTTGAAATTTGTGGTAAAAGAATTTGAACGGCCTGTTCGTGTACAGAGCTTTGCATCTGTATCTTTATCGCTGTCTATTAAGTAAAACTCTGGTAGTGCAGGACAATCCTCTAGTTTCACAGAATCTTCAGTCCATACTCCTGTATCATAATTAAAATATCCAAAGAACTGCTCCTTAGATCCCATATCAGCAATAAGTCCTGAATCATCATATACTTGATATGTGCTGACAGGATAGAAGTTCTCGTATTCTTTATGTCCCACGATAAGATGATAAGCTACAGAAGATGTCAGAAGCTCATCTAAACTCTTGAACACAAAGGTCGAATTTCCTTGTGTGACTTTGATAAAGCATTCATAGCCAGACTCATTATTCCTTCCTACGATGTTTTCCTTCAAATATCGAAGCAGCTTTGCATCTGTCCAATTTGGTTGAATGACATCTTTCTCGTATCCAAGAGATGCCCCCACTTCAGATGCTATAATTCCCATGTCATTTTTAGCTAAGTTCTCAAGCGATGTTTTGAGATTTCCACTAAGAACTCTACTCTTTCGATTTGTTAGGAGCTCAGGAACATCAAGAACACCCTCAACTTCATATGTTCCCTCTGGATAACATGAGTGTCTGCGTTTTACTGAAAAGTGAAGGTTATTCAACTCTGATGTATTGTTAACTCGAGCGAACTCAATTGCCACGCTTGACGTACTCTTATCATATGGCATCACATCAGCTAAAAGACTTGTTGCATCATTAAGCCGCATTTTGAAAGTGGGAACTAAACGATCTGCATCTTGGGTGATCGTAAGCTCCTGTATCATCTGTGGGGGAACCTCAACGGCTGAATCTCCCATAGTGATATTTAGAATATAATTCCCTGAAAATTCCAACTACTTGCTCCTTCTTAGTCTGTACTGCCGCTGAAAATTGTAGATATCCAACTTATTTGGAATAATGAGAACTACCCCTTCTGCCAACTCAGTTAACGGACTTGTTATGTTATTGACCAAACAGATGACCCACCAAAAGTCAACTACACCATACACCTTATAACTAATCTTATCGGGACGCATCCAATCTGTAGCTGTAACTCGGTAATATGCTGTTTGATACTGCATCTCAAATCCAGATAAAGGATTCCAGAGATGGTCCAGTTCTTTTGTATCTTGGACAGTAAGTTCCTGATAGAAATTAGTACGGTTCACTTAGAAACCTCTTACTTCTCATACCCATAGAAAGCTTGCAGAGAATCTGTATTGATAGCAGAATTTTTTGTGTAAGCATCGTTAAGATCTTCAACAGTCATCATCTCATATGTTTGAAATGTAACGGAGACCTCAGATCGAACAGGATTACCTTCAGGAGTGAATGCAATAGGAAATACAGGTGTAGCAGATTTTACAATAACATTTGAGAAGGTCAAAAACCTCCCAATCTCCACCATAATCTGATCACCACCTATCAAACCCTCAAGGTGCTTAAACTGCTCACTCTTAGTTATGGTCTGATTATTCAAAATGTCAGTGATTGAATATGGATTCGGACCTGGAGGTGCCAAAAAGGGAATCTGTTTCTGGATACCACTAATCCAACCATACTTACCCTCTGCCTCATCCCCCGACCGGGGTCCACTTGGCAAGGCCATACACTGCAAAAGTCTTGCTGGTTCTACAACCTCACGAACAGCATCTTTAATTGCTTGAAACTTCAAACGAAGAGTAATTGTTATTGGTTGAGTGCCCAACCACATTCTTCGTGAAGTAGCTCTTGTAACTGCAGATAGCCGCCCACCAGATCCAGCTTCAACGATTTTATTGGCTACAGAAGAAATCATATCTGAAAGTGCTGGGCCCCACTGGGACTCAACATGGAGTGACACACTCTCTTGCAAAAGGGCTACAACAGTGGCCTGATTCCGCTTGCTGGTAATCCTGCATAGGTATTCTTCAGGAACAGGATCACCATCCGGAGATGTGTATCCATACTCCTCGAAAGCACCAAGCTTTTTCTCAGGAGTCTTAAAGGTCTTGCTTCCAAAAATTGTTCGAATACCTTTGGTCAGATCTGACATACTACTCTCCGAATGTAAGAGTCCCTCTTGCATATTCCTGCATAAGGGCATCTCCTGAATCATGCATATTATTGATTCTTGGTCCTATCTCCTGTGCCGGAGAGGTCAATTTCAACTGCTCTGCAAAAGCTTGTAACGTGCCTTTGAAGTCATCTAGTCCAGGAATTGTTACATTCACCTGAGGTGTTTTAGATGAACCAGAAGCTTCTTTTTGAGCCTGGGTTTCCTCCAGCTTTTTCTGAAGTTCCTCCATTCGAGGTCCATATGGTTTAATCTTGGTCAGGGGGTTTCGTCCTGTAATTGCCCCCAGGCTTCGACCTATTATCTTCGCAGGATTGTAGAATGGTATTGCAGCATAATGCTGTTGGGCTGCGTTCACCCGCAGTGCATCCTGTGCCTGTAAAACTTGCCCTGGAGATTTCTTCGCAGCTACAGCATATTTCTTAAGACCCCCTCCCTCAACAATCGCTGCATTTATATCTTGATAGGATCTCGCTAATGCCTTAGCAGCTTCTGCCTGTTGAGCTTTGGACTTTTGATAATCTGCAATAGCAGGTATCAACCTACCCAATTCTATAGTTGTAAAACCAACTGCTGCCGCGAGAAGAGCTAGAAGTCCAGCTGTACCAAGGAACGGAAGAAGACCCGCTCCAAACAACGTCAACATATCTCCAAGACCACCTATACTTTTTCCTCTTCCAGCATCTCCCTTCGTAACCTCCAGAAGTTCTTTTGTCCAGGCTGCCTTATAAGCACCTTTGTCAAAAAACGTCATCAACGAAGAAGATTCTTTTGGATGACCTCGACTCCGCATACGATGTTCTGTAGATCCTGCAGAAGGGGGTCGAGTATATGCTGCGTGTGGTGTGTCAAACCTATCAACCCCTCGAGTGAATACAGGCCTAAGCTTTGATTGTTGCTTGGCAGCACGGCGCCCTTGGATTTTACTGGCAACACCTCGTCCTACACTAAACAACTCCTTAGCACCTGTCAGTAAAGGAGAAAAAGGACCAAGAGCTCCTGTAGCGATACCTCGACCAAGATCCTGAGCAGCAGAAACTGTCTTCGGAGCAGTTCGTTTTAAGAAGGAAAGGGTCCCCTCCTTTGTAGTCGCTCTGGCTTGAGAAATAGCTCTCTTGCTAATTTCCCGAGTGACATTCAAATCTTCTGGAGAAACACCTACTGTTTTCTCTACCCTATCAATCTTCTCAGCTAAACTCTTGTTAGTTTCCATCTTCCTAACAAAAGAATCTTTGCGGTCTTCAATCTCATCTACAAGAGCAAACAGCGTCTTCGAATCCTCTGCAGTAATTGTTCCTGTTTTTAAGACACTACTAAGAAGACTTCGAATCTTCTCAACAGCTTGTACAGCAGCATCAGCAGATTTCTTCTCATCGCCCCTCGAATACATGCCAGAGATTTCTTTGAAGAATTGAAGATAATCTCGTGTGTATTTTGTGTAGAGGGCATCAAGTTGGTACATACTGGTTTTGTCAACACCAGTAACCGACAGATTTTCGTAGTAGTATTTTCGCTTTTTCTCAACCATTTTGAGCCCGTTCCTGCTGCTCCTGCAAATCTCGAATCAGCCGTCCATAGTGCCAGTCCAGCAACCGTAAAGGTGTATTTCGAATATCTCCTAGTGTAAATCCGGGGACATGTTTACACAGTTGGAACTCCCGCTCCAAAACAATTTCTAAGGGCGGAACCAACCGGAAGAAAGAGGTCAAGTCGAAAGGGAACGGAAACGTCTTCCTCCTGTCCACATTTAGGACAAGGCATGATAATAGAAGTGGCAGGACCATGATCCATTTGCTCATGAAAAAGACGGAGACGAGCAGTATCTTTAGTTGACCAGCTTCTCATCTCAATAGCTGTTTTCACAGGATCACAACCATCAATTGATCGGGCCCAACGGTAGAGATATGCATCACCAACTTGCTGCTGGTACTTCTCAATCTCAATCTCATCAGCTACAGTCAAAAGTCGAAGACTAACAACTTTGCCACTGGGCAATGTAACTGGGACAGGCGGCTTGTAATCATCAGGCAGAGTAACTACGTTCAGTTTGCGAAGATCAACAGAAAAATCAACTGGGCTTAGACAATGTGAGCAGGTGCCTTGAGTTTTGATCATTTCACAAAACGAATTGATGTACTCAAAAATAATCAAGTAGAAACGGTCTCCCAACGTTAGATTTTTAGGGTCGATTCCTTTCACAACACGATTCAGCACCAGCAGAAAGTTTCGTTCTAGATTCGCTGGATTGATTTGTGCTAAGATGAGTTCATCTTCGCCATTATATGGTCTGATCATCACATCAGAAGATTTAATGCCTGGATAAGAAAGACATTTTGAAGGAAGATCCACATGAATAAATTGTTCTGGCATCTTTAATTTCCTAACTCGATAAAATTAGCTAGTTTCACAAGTAGTTTAGGTGTATCTGTCAGTTCGTGTTCCCAAATCACTAAGGTCTTGTAGCCTTGGGATTCGAATAATTTGATTCTCTCTTGCTCATGCTGTGCTTCTGGAATACCTGTTACTGCTTGTCCGTGCCAGTAATCACCAAACAGTTCAATTAGAAGAGGTCTGGAGGTATGGACGAAGTCAGGGCATTTACCTGCAATAATCAGTTGACCATCTCCGACGAAACGAAACAGACCAGGGGAGCTACTATTTATAATGGTTTGTAAGAACTTCTCAAGCTTATTCTGAGAAACTTGTCTGGCCTTCATCTGCTTAGCTACATACTCAGAATCTTGCCAAAGCTCTTTTTGGGCTTCTCTTAGCTTCTTGCGAGTTTCAGAAGAACGATTTCTATTAGCATCACCTATCTTTTTACGTGTCTCAGCAGAAGGATTTCTTTTAGCATCACCTATCTTCTTGCAAGTTTCAGGAGAAAGAGTTTTTCCTCGAAGGGCATCACTTTTCTTCTTGCACGTTTCAGGAGATTGGTGCTGTCCATAGTTAGGGCTGTTTTCACCCTTCATTTCACCTCTTGTAGATCTGCAAGAAATGCACTGACAACCTTCTTTGTGGAGATCACCTCTTCTATTTCTACAGGAAGCACATTGACAATCTTCTTCGTGAAGATCACCACGCTTAGCCTTGCAAATGCAACACTGACAATCTTCTTTATGTGATTTTCTACTCATACTACAGAATTTTACCTAATCCTCTCGAGACAGCACCACCGCCCACACCCATAACAGCATTAGCTGCCACTCCGCCCACGACCCCACCAACGACTCCTCCGATCAACCCTGCGATACCTGATCTGATAGAACCTGTAAGACTCCACATCTCTATATTGTCGACACTAAGTGATATATCTACACGCTGTATATCATTAGCATTGTATGACAAGGCCACCGAAGGTTTTGATGTTGGGAAGGTGCCCTTCATGATAAACTTAACAGATTCAATTCCCGAACGGTCATAAAGAGAAACGTAAATTTGTTTTGAGTAGTTGTTTTTGGGATGGTGATAGCCCTGCTCATCTATCATCAGATGATACCAGCTATAGAAGTAATCCAAAACTGTGTTATCCACAGGCAACATGAACGACAAATTCACGGTCTTAATACTCTGAAGACCTGCATAGAATCTCAAAAATGCTCCATGCTGCATCTTTACAACATCGCCCAGACCATAGGGCCCAAACGAAACGTCCTGACAGTACTGAGAAACAAGATACCCAACTACACCATTGATATTACTGGGCATAAAGAGCTGCCAGAGATACTTCCTCTGAAGCATCCATACTCTGGACAGAGCTTTGATACCTATCCCAGAAAAATCAAACGGCAGGTCTTGGAGTCCGATCATGATATTATACTCATCAGAGAGAAATCTTTAGGTCACCAACTCCCACCAATCATATGAAAACGTAGCGGAGAATATCATTGTAGAATTGCTTCCATATGAGGTGGAGATGTCTCCCATCGACTCCAGGTAACACCCGACCAACTTGATGCTCAACCAAGTGGCCCCAGCCTGATCCAAACACTGGAAGTACAGATCCGTTTTGACTAAAGGATCAGGGCTTCCAAGACCTGTCCTAGTGTTGTTAATGACCTGCTGCCAATTATACAGTGCAGTAAAGGTCTTCTTATCTGCTGTACTCTCCAAGAAGTCCAAGCTCCAGGTTTGGGTCATCGCAGCTTTACCTGGAACTTTGAATCCGGGAGTTCCCCGGAAGGGAATCTTAATACTTTGTGTGGCTCGACCAGGCAGGCCAGCAGACTGACACCGAGCCGCCAGGGCCGTTCCATCTCCACCACCAATCAACTTCGGGAATACAGTAGCCCAGAGGTAACTCTTGGCAGGATTGGTAAGATTATTACGAAGTACATCGACGGACATATCCATGTGAAAATCTCCTTCTATGTGCTGCTGAATTTTATAGCGAAGATACTCTTAGTACTTAGCTGCTACCACATAATTCCGCGGGCAACAAGTTCTTCAAACGAAGCGCCAGTTGACGTAATTATACTTTGCAACTTGATGTACTCTGCCGCCCGAATCGGCTTGATAAACACATCCACATTCATCTGATTCGAGTCAATGACCGCAGGAGTGTTATTCGTTGCACTACAAAGAACGTGATACCCTTTATCTCCACCCTCTTTCTGAAAAGCACCTTGTGCAGACAACCTATCCAAGTACTCTTCCAGTAAAGCTACAACTCGGAACCGCGTAATTTCATCATTGGGCTCAAAGAGGAACGATCGCAAGGAGATAGCCATTGCCTTCTCAATAACGATCAGAAGACGTCTGACATTAACACTGCTTAACGCAGACATTTTCTTCTGCAGAGTCTTCTGACCCCAAATCGCAATGCCCTCACCTCGGAACAACTGAATTGGATTGATTTGCACAGGATACAATGTGTCCCGCTCACCTTGAGTAAATACATACGAGGTAGAAATGACATTCAGAATACCTCGGTTGAATCCTGCAGGAGCGTCCCACGGATTGGCCACGTAATCATTGTAAGCCATTTGTGCAGCCACGTGTCCTGACGGAGGAACGTAAATCAGCTTATCATTATACGAATCGTAAATCTGAACCCACGGGGCATACAAAGCACAATAATTCGAATTGATGTTTTGCGTGGTACTCCGAAACGTGAGCATGTCCGTTGGATCCTGGACTGACAGCCACGGCATATCCAGAACTGCAATACAATCAGCACGGTCCTCAGCAATAGCCTGCATATTAGACTGCACGGCCGTAGCCGTCTCACCACCATTGATAAGGATACGGATATCAATATCATCTGGGTTGGCAAACTCATCCCAACCGGTGATTAACTCTCCTGAAGAAATTGCACTTCCATCGGATCCACAAGCAAAGTCTAATGCTGTAGCTTGTACTTTAGGAAGGATGGTATTTTCAATAGTAGTGTTATCAAAGACCTGGATATACTGACTGATTCCATTCACACGATCTTCAAGGTACAGATCCTTACCAAAACCATCGACTTTGGTTTGACGAGACACTTGGAACTTCTCAAGCTCCTGATCAGTACCATCATCGTCCTCATAGTACACAACAATCTCGAAGGTGTACCGATCACTAATCACTTCATCTGATACGGTCTTTACATTCTGAATCTTCACCCGGATCTTGTTATTCCAAACACCAGGATCTTTCCCAATGATCTGGAAAAGGACAACACTAAGACCGGTACTAACACCAAAGGTAGCAGTAGACTTTCCAGTGGTTATTGCAGCGTTGGCCGTCGATGAATCAGACCGTATGATGTTCACACCACCATACAATGCTCCACTGGCGACCCGAAGACAGTACAGAGTGTTACCCTGGGCCAGATACGCCAATGCAGCATAATGGAAGTAGTGCCCAGACGAAGGATCCGGCTCACCATACTCCTCGATAAACTGCTTATCACTGGTTATCAGAGTGATATCAGCAGTACTTCCCTTGGCCGAATAGCCAACAATTGCAGCAGACGCACTTGCTACCGTCGGGACGATGTCAGAAATGTCTTTCTCGCTTGAATAAACGCCGGGTGACAACAGGATGGCCATCTTAGAACTCCTTGCTTAAAAACATCTACGTTTAAGTTTTCCTTGTTAAATTAAAGTAAAACTGGATTAGCTATAATTTCTTATCTACCAATGGTTTTTAACAATTCTTTCTCTGGAACCAGATTATAATCACAAGCGAAACATCCACCAACTGTTTGTGGTGCTCCTTCTAGGGTTGTTAGTTGATTATAATCACAAGCGAAATATCTACCAACTTCTTGTGGTGCACCCTCTAGGGTTGTTAGTTGATTAGAATCACAGTGGAAATTCCCACCAACTGTTTGTGGTGCTCCTTCTAGGGTTGTTAGTTGATTAGAATCACAGTGGAAATTCCCACCAACTGTTTGTGGTGCTCCTTCTAGGGTTGTTAGTTGATTATAATCACAAGCGAAATTCCCACCAACTGTTTGTGGTGCACCCTCTAGGGTTGTTAGTTGATTAGAATCACAAGCGAAATATCCACCAACTGTTTGTGGTGCACCCTCTAGGGTTGTTAGTTGATTAGAATCACAAGCGAAATATCCACCAACTGTTTGTGGTGCACCCTCTAGGGTTGTTAGTTGATTATAATCACAAGCGAAATCCCTACCAACTTCTTGTGGTGCACCCTCTAGGGTTGTTAGTTGATTAGAATCACAGTGGAAATTCCCACCAACATACTTAAAAGTTATAGGTAGATGTTTAAGATATAAACCACTAAAATCAACATCTTCTTCTGTAGAATATGTTCCATCTGAATTCTTTGTGCACCTAGATATAATCTCCTGTATATATTTTTGAGTTCTGGAAGAAAGTTCTTCTTCTGAAGCAGGCCTAACTTTATCAACTAAGAAATCAACTCCAATGGCTTTTTCAATAGTTTTAATAGAGACGTGCTTATCTTGTTCGTTAAAGCATTCCATCTCACCATTAGGAGCAACTGCAACAGCATATTTTTTACTTTTCTTCTTATCAATAACAATGTAAATCTTGATTCCAGCTTTATAGTATGCCTTCCAATACACTGCTGTTTTTCCTGAAATACACCATTTGGTATTAGCACCATAAAAACACGAGGCACCATGTGATTCTGGGACAACAATCAGGTAATTATCGGTTTCATCCACAATTGTTGATTCTGATTTCTGTTCTCGTTTGACTTCACCTTTGGTTTGTTTAGTTGAAGTTTGTTGTGCAGCTTGATCTGCAGATTCTAGATCAAGTTTATAGATATCTGCTTTATCACCAGCTAAAATTCGTCGTTGAACTTGTTGATCAAACAACTTAACAACATCAATAATATGTCGTTCTCGATCTGGATTAACTGTGTATTGTTTACACATCCATTGAAGATATTTCTTAGTTTCGGAGGGGTCTTCAGTTCGGAATTCATTAAAAACACTTTCAGGTACTTTCTTGGTATCTACAAACTGGGCATAAGTATCTTTCCAACCTTCAAACAGAGGTTGTTCAGAAGATGATTTCAAAAGGTGTTCAAAAAGCTGTTGGAAAGAATTCATTATAGTACACCTTCTTCTGGACGATAGATGTTACCATCTACAGTAGTGCCAGCTACGGTCTCAGATACTATGATAGTTGTTTCGTCTTCCTCCGCATCATAAGAAGAGCTACTTATGGTATAAACCTCGTTGTTTTCAGTTGAATTCTCGACAAAGAACTTCGCACCAGCTACAAAATCACTGGTCCTATCTCTCAAGACCATGAAAGAGCTATTTGCTGAACTCACACCTACGATTCCATACAGATTAGCCCGAAACATTCTAAGGGCTGCTTCCAGCTCTGTACTCTGACCTGATCCTGGAACAACAATGGCACTGTAGCTGGAGACATCATCTTTATCATAAGTTGTGAGTTGTATTTTTTGAATCTGCTTTTCAGTAGATGTTAACTTCGGAAGCCAACCATCGATCTTGGCTGTCATTCTGAAGGTCCAGACCTTACCATCCTCAAACACATCTTCAATCTGCGACTCATCTACAACTGCACTAAATTGTATATCTGGATTCAGAACAAATTCATCATCATAAAGCAGAGTGATCTTGGGAGTTTCGTGCTGCCACTGAAGATACTTCTCAACACACAAATTCACCTTGTCGAGATCGTTACTCCAGAACCACATTCCGTACCCAATATCTGTAGCATCTGCTCTGATATTTCCGATCTCACCAGATGTTCGTATGTAATTGAAGCCTCTTCGAGCAACTAAAGTATTCTGCCTCTGCCAACTAAACTGAACAGACTGGCGATAAACACTGATGAACTCTAGAAATGTTTGTCCTCGCTTCTCAGCGACCTCACGCTCTGCAATACCTTTTGGGACGAAAACAACACCTTTGTTTATAGAGTCCTCATCTGTGGCCTCGGAGTTGATACCTAGAATAGATGCAAATCGTGAGAACACAAGTGCTCTCATAGCAACGTCATATATATACAACACTGAATTCATTATTATTAGTCCAGAAGACCTTTAACTTCGGTCAGATCAAAAGTCACACGAACATGTGGTCGAACTTTGTTCAGCTCCTTCTCGGAGACCTGAACATTCTCCAGAATTTGTCCAGAAGGAAGTGTAGTTCTAATTCCATTGATATACTCAACTTCCAACTCAGTTGCAGAGGTATTCACTAGTTTTCGAATTCTCATATTTCACCTACAACTTAACGCGCCTTGGAGCTGCCGAGAACACTCGTTTCAACGCGGCATCATGCAAATTCGTAACAGCATTAACAATCTGAAACTCTGCTACACCCTGATAGTTCCCTGAGGAAAACTCCGGCTCAATTCGGAAGTAACTGTATCGAGTGACATTGATAGGAACTGTTTGGCCTGCAGATGACCCCTCAAGAGCTGTTGCAGTAAATCCAAATTGCACCATGATAGGCGTTTGACCCTCAACGAAAAGACCAAACTTCTTCAATTCATAAACTGATGGGCTCCACTTGATTCCCACATTGGTCTGGTAGGATGTAAAAACATGATCTGCTGGCTTCGAGTACACATCTAACTTCTCTGCGGTCAGGAAGGACTGCTCTGTCGGAATGTAAAGAGTGCAAGCAATGCCAGTAATATCAAGTCCCACATCCACCATGTGACGAATGACATCAATTGTTGCCCGGGGAATGAGTTTGGACATTTTTATCTCTTCTCAAAGTACAGTCCGAAAGATGTTTCTAGATAATCTACAGCTGCTTCTGGTCCACCTGAGTAATATTCGCTCCAGGCATCTAAAATATCTTGCTTCTCCAGATCGGAAAAAGATCCATCTACTAAAATGTATCCATCATTCTTAAGACGGAGTTGTAGGTTCTGACCAGACTCAGCATCCATCGTCTCATTAACTAATTCATGAAACATTATCAGGTACCCCTATGATTCCCTTAATCACATTCACGTCCTTAGGTTCAATCTCTTCATCACCAACCAAATCTGAAAGGTCTTTAATCACTTTCAAATACCGGTACCTTGTCAGAAATTTGAAGATAGCATTTTTATCTTTCCAAGTTTTCGCCATCTCCACATCCTGCAGAGCTTGCTCTGGTGTACTTGGTTGACTGGCCAATCTTCGATCTGCGGTCCAGTCTCTCTTCATCTGAACCAGCTTCTGTATATCAGATTCAATCTCATCCAACTTACTCTGAAGAGTTTCAAGGAACTTCTTCTTCTGCTCAGAGGACATTCTATTTAGTGCACTTTTGATTGTATCATAATCAATAACATCTCGTTTCAACTCACCAAGAAGAAGATCTGCATCTTCAGCAGAACCCCGTATTTCGTTTGCGATATCTGAGAAATCTTTGTAAGGATCATAGTCTTCTGAATAGATTTTAGGGCCTTTCAGCCATTTGTGTTCCTTAACATCGTAAACACCTTCCGAGAGAAGATCTTGGTTTGGATTGGTTTGAATGTAGACCTCTATTGGATGGGTCCCAATGTATCCTCCGATGGATTCTCTATTTTTATCAAACCACTGTCGTAGATCTTTAACAGCGTCCTCCGTCCAAGGCACTAGATCTTTTGGAAAGATATGGACATCAACATCGGTATCATCAACATACAGGTTGGTAGTGATGGACCCCACTATATGAATTTGATCAGCGATGCACCAAACATCTATCTCATGATTCTGAGCAAGAACACTGTGTATCTTTTGCTCTGCATAGAGTGAAAGACGATATGCACCACCCTCACTGGTCCAAACATGGGGTGAGAGACCAGATTGGGAGAAGTCGATGAGGGACTCCTTCAACACCCTGCTCAATAAGCTCTCCATAGTAGTTCACCTAAGAAACAGTCACTGAAATAAGTGGGCCACCAGAAACTGAAGTGAACTCAAGAAAAAGAACTCCACTCTCCTCTTCATGTGTAGAAGAGTGATAATAGCCCAGATTGAGAGTTTGAAGAGCTTCTCCAACAACACCTGCGATCTTGTCCCAAAGTTTTTTATCAGAAGCTACTCCAGGCTCCTCCTCTCCAGCAACTTCTTCTGAACTATCTGCTAGTTCATCTTGCTCCTCTTCAGTGAGTTTTTGAACGATCTTCTCTTCGGAATCATCTTTGTCCGAGGGGACTTTGCCTTCATGCATTGAAAGAGCCTTCGGAATCAGAACATGTTTGAGATAAGACATTTTCAGATCCATATCTGGGCTTTCCTGTTCCGGATCAACAATATCCTCAAGAGAACTAAGAGCATCAGTCATTTCTTCATCAGAGGGCCATTCATCACTAATCACGTCTGTGTTAATAGCTAACTGAAGAATCTTTTGATCGCTAACACTAATTCCAGGAACTTCACCCACCAACTCCAAGACCCCCTCCTTAATCTGCACAATAGGCTCAACAGCGATTGAAGGACAGTGAATGCACTTGGCCTTAGTGTTTCGGAAGGTCTTGAAGCACTCGTTACACAAGTAGAGAGTGCCTATCTTGCTCTCTTTGGTTGGAGGCTTCACCACAGGAATTGGTGTCTCAACTTCTTTGTCAGCCACCTTCCGAACAGCATATTTAGCATTTTTCGGAGTTTGACTCTTGACCTTAGTCAGATCCTCATCTTCATAGGTCTCAACACCGAGAGCCTCGTGATCAACATCTGGCTTACTCTGCATGGGCGTCTGCTGAGGAACCTTTGCCGAAGGAGCGAGCTTTTTCGATGCTTCAGTTATCGTAAGACCCGTTTTGTGGTACTCTCCATCGTCATGGAGGAATCTCATCAGACTTCCCATATCATTTGATTCCATCGGTATTACTCCTTTTTCTCGTCACTTGACATATCAATCAACTGAACGACCGCACCATTGATATCCACCCACTTGCCGGCCTTCCCTGAACCCTCAAGATCCAAAAGGTCTTTCACACGATCGGATTTCTGATCACCTTGGGACCAAAACGCGACCTCATGTCGACGTCCTTTTTTTGATATTGGTCTAATTTCAACAGGTAAGCACGAAAAGTGTAAGTTCAGAAGGGTCTGTACCGTGTTTGAAACATCCTTCTCGCACAGTATGTAATCCAAGATTGCAAGAGCTGCTTTATCTTTTGGTAGAACTTGTTTTCCCTGCTCAACAGCCTGGTCAAAAAGCTTATCTACACCAGTACAAGGAACACTCTTACAGTACATTCCTAAGATCCTGAGAAGTCTTTTGTAGAGATTAAGATCTTTGGATTCAAGAAGTACTTCTTTGATTTGCATGGACACAATATACCCCTTGGATTCTAATTCAGATTTTCGCTTCTTAGCTTGCTCTTCATTTGAAATAGACTCTGCACTCCTATATCCAAGACTTGATCGTTTCTTATACTTGTCATTAGGATGGCTATATGTTAAAATATACATTGCAGTTAATCACCGCCTTTCAGATCTTGAATAGCCTCAACAAGAAGATTTTGAACATTCGCTTGACAAGCAAAGTGTCCAGATCGCACAAAAAATACATTTCCTACTCGCCGAGCACCAGTCAAGGATTCTTGAAGACGATCAGCTATCTCAGCATCTTCTACAAGGACTGAAAAGTATAAATTCTTATCAAAACCAACCTGGGCCTCAAAGATTACTCCTACACCATCTAATGTGCTGTGAATCCGTGCACCAGCCAGGATAGTATGACCTATGTTTTTATATTTAGATTCATTTGGTACATCTAAAGAAGGAGGTTCAGCCCATTGTTGCTCAAGACTCTCTATATCCTCTGTTTTTTCTACTTCTTCACGTTCCTTAGAAGGAACTTCTAGAGCTGCAAGTTTAGCTCGATTTCTCGTTCGAGCAATACCTATCATACCATCCCCTCCCCCATCCCATCCACCATAAGACAAGCCTTTTGTTAGTCGAGAAATTGCTTCTTGATAGTAATCTAAACTGTTAAACCAAAAAGAACTAGCATTCAGTCCTGGTACTTCTCCCCCACCAGTCATCGAGGTTTTTAGGAGGATAAGATCTTCTAGAGTTGTTGTATACCATTGTGGTTTCTGGTATTCCATCCTGCCACCAGGTTGAAAGTACACAAATAATCCTCCAGATTGACCCTCCTCAGTCAATCTCTGAAGGGTTTTTTGGAGTATCAAAAATGAATCTGGTTCACTAAGACTCTCTGACAGCATTTCCAGCTGGCCTCGATCATCTGAACAAGACTCGACCAGCTTCTGATACACCTTCTCTACACCATCCTTGAGTGTGTGCAGAGGAAACATGACCTTCTCAGATGTAAGATCTTTGTCGGGTTTGAATCGAGAGATCCACTTGCTGTACACCTGTTGTGCACAGCGAATCTCCGGACAGTCCAGAGCGGACTCAAGTGCCAGATGAATATCAACTCTGCGACCTTCAAGGTCAACAGCATCTTCAAGAGATTTATTGTCCATGATGAAGGACGGAAGAGTGAAACAAGATGAGCTATCAATCTGCCCATCAAATATCTCTTGAAAGTTGTCCCAGTGTTCATTAGGGACAACTATCTTAAGAGCATCTTCGAAGCAAACCGTCCTATCCGTATCACCTTCAAGGATCTCGAGGTTCCACTTCTTCTTTTTCTTTCCTAGACCAGAGAGGACGGAACGAACAACACCTACCTGTGTAGGTAGATAGGAGATCATGTTCATCGTGGTAGCACCTCCTGTAGACCCTCCACTTCCAGCAGTGCTGCCAGCAGCACCATCCTCTTGAAGTTTTGATGCTAGATCATAAAATCCGTTAGACATTCTTTGCCTCCCAACCAACCATTTTCAGATAAGCATTAAGCCTCTCAGGATGACTTCGAAGGAATTGTTCTACATGGGCTGCTTTCTGATGAGCCTCTTCGTATGGAGTACCTTCTCTCATCATACGACCACGCTCATACAATTCATGAAAGAGATTGAACCTATGTTCAGAAGGATCTCTCATTCTCTCGATCCAGATTTCATCTTTAGGTATGAAATCCCACCTGAAATGATGACCGCCTTCTGTGTAGTCATCATCATATGTATTCCGGATCTCTTCACCATCAACTAAGTAGACCAGAACATCATTTGTGGTTTCTCCCCAGAGTTCCTTTGAGATACCATCTGCTTCCTGAATGGACTCTTGCACTCCTGCAGACCTCCACGCTTCCAGGGATGCCCATCGAACGGTGATCGTGGGTCTTTTAACTTCTAGCTTCTCCGGCTCCTCACCTGTAAAAGCTAGAGAGAGCCCACTTGGAAGATTGTTTTCTACCCATCTTGCTTGTGTTCTGCTCGAAGGAATAATAACACTGCTTCCTTGTAGATCTTGAAGCATTTTTCTGCAAACATTATTATAAAATTCGAGAGGTTCTGGTTTTTCAAAATCAGAAACAACAACGTCCTGCCCTTCATACGGAGTTGTCACCTCAACAAGAACTTCATCTTTTGTAGGGGTTGACAATATAAAATCACCTTTCTTAGACCATACTGCGAACAGCCAACCCCTATCCATCAAAAAGTTCAGAACTTCAGTATACAGAAGATCGCGTTTCCTATCCCTCTCCTTCTTATCCTCCTGAATAGACTCGCCAAGAAGCTTTCGAAGATAATCTGAAGAATAAATCGCCTCAGAACCTACTTCCGAAGCAAGCTCTTCAGGGCCGTACCGAAGGTACAGATCAACTATAGCACTTCGTTGGACCCTTGTAATTGTTTTTAGATTCTCTGCACCTAAATGTTGATGACTTACAAGTATCCGAATCGCCCCAGATTCAAGCAGCTCATTAACCTCAGTTCCAGCATCAAGAGCTGTACGTATGTGTGCAACAGGAACATGTATTAGAGTTCCATCTGAAAGAAGCCAGAACTTAAAATAGGCTTCTTCCCCAGGATACATAGAGGGGGTTCGCATGTCCTCTTCTGAAGCAGGTCCAAACTCATCTAGCAGAACTTGCTGCGGTTCTGGAAGAGTTGCTACTGCTTCCTGGATGGGTTCACCAATTTCTTTGAAATGGAACCTCTCAAGACCTTCAGTCTTCCCCATAAGAAGTCTGCATACTATATCTGTTAAGATATGGGCACTTCTCGTCTCCAGATCTCCTGGAATCCGATGATAATCTTGTCCCACTTCAACATAGATTGATTCAAGATTATATGAAGCAATTACCTCTTCAATAGCAGAACGTTGTCCTTCAGAAGGCTCAAAACTGTTACTTAAGTAAATGTCAAGATTACAATCCTGCCAAACATCTCCTTTTATTGCCCCCTCGTCCTGGACTTCCCAAGAAACACCAGCTGCATCTAGAATATCAGAATGCTGTTCACGCGTTTCATCGTTTCCTACAACCGAACGACCATTATTAAGAAGAAAAAATCGGCCTATTGGAAGTTTAGATATACCTTTTCGTCTTCTCCAGTATAGAAATAATTTCTTCTGGGCAGGAGGAAGATCATCTCCGATAGTTTCTAAAAGTAAACTTTGTGATTCTTTGGCCACTCTACGACCAAGAGCTTGTCCAGCGGCCTTGAACTGCTGAGCTGTTCGTGTGGCTCCGGCTTCTGCTTGCTGGATCAGATCCTTGAACTCTTTCCCCAGCCAATTAGCAATAGTGGTTTTGTAAAAAGGAAGTGTTCGCATCAGAACCTGTACGTGCTTGCAATACTGCCCATATTTTTTGGGGTTCCGAATATCAGGTGATCGATCCTCTGGTTCACCATACTTAGCATGTTTTTGAGTAAGAAGGTAATCCCCACCATAGTATGTTTGGGCAGGACATTCACAACTCAATTCAACGTTACCATCTTTGAACAGCTTAGCAGCAACTTTCCTTAGGTCTGCTCGTTTCTTATCTTTGGTCCAGTTACGCCGATCTGAGACCAGCTTCTGAACATCTTTTTCTATATCTTTCCAACGGACAACAACATCATACTGAAGACCTTCCTCTGTTCCGCTGTGAACACTAAATGTCCATATATCCTTCTGAATACTAGAAAGTCGAACACCGCCTTTGGAAATCACACCTTTGACCTTGACTGGATTTGAAAAAAAATCAGGGAAGAGTCGGGTTATTGACTTCTGCTTGGTGTTCAACTGACCAAGAGTGGCTTCTATAAGTTTGTGGAACATATTATCCTTGTGCTGGCAGTGAACTAATCAACGGATCTGTTAGGAGTCGGAGATTTCGAGTTTTTCCAATATCTGTAACAAAAACCTCATCTATCTCGAGACCCCAACCATTAGCAGCATCGCTGATATCCTTGCGAAGCTCTTCCTTAGTATTGCTTATATCACAGCACTCTTTGAAAGTTTTCTGACTGAAGTACTCGCACAAAACACCAAGAGCTAGGGTCGTAAGAGACTTATCAGCATCATGTACATTTAGAAAGTTCTTGCGTGCATCACAAACTTTGTATTGAATAGCACCAGATATAATAATATCGTAACCATCCAGTGTCCGACAGCTTTGATTCTTCAGATCTACAACCTGTGGAGCAGTGTATGCCCACCAAATACTTTGTATCAGAGGCCAGTAGAACCAAATCCCAGGACCAATTTCACAAATACTATGTCCACATGTAATCCGCAGTCCGGTCTGCCAAGGTTCCAATATCTGGATACGTGGAACAAAGGAAAGAAGCTTCTCAAGTAGATCTCGCAACCATGCCATTCAACACCTTTGTTAGCTTTAAGTAGCAGTGCAAAAAATTAAATTTTTCGATTATATATCACTCGCTTAACTTTAGTAATAACACCTTTTGGTATCACAATAACGCCACCTACATCATCATTATCACCAATTGTGCTGGCCAGTCGAATGACCATAGCATCTTGATTTAGAAGCCAGCCAACTGATACACATTCGAGGGACTCTGTTTTCCCTGCTTCTTCTTGGGAAATCCAAGAATCTGAAGAAACAATGTCGTTCCAGTAGCAAACAAGAAGGTCTGCATATTTGAATCTCGCCCAGTTGATTTTCATTGGTGCTGGACCCCAATAAAATTAAGCATTTTCTGAGTTAAGAGATTTACATCTTTCAACTCATGTTCCCAGATTACCAAGGTCTTGTAACCCGCTTCTTCAAACAGGTTACTTCTTTCTTGTTCGTGCTGCTTCTCAGGTACACCTGTTACTGCTTGGGAGTGCCAGTAATCACCAAAAAGTTCAATGATCAGTTTCTTATCTTCATTAACGAAATCGGGGCACTTACCAGAGATAATTTTCTTGCCATCACCAGTAAACTGAAATCCTGCAGTGATCTGGATAATCCATTCTGCAAGAAATATCTCAAGTTTGTTCTGAGCTACTTGTCTGGCAACCATCTGTTTGGCTACGTATTCAGGATCTTGCCAATGTTGAGTTTGTATTTCTTTCAGCTTCTTGCAAGTTTCAGGAGAACGTTTCTTTCCTCTATTACTATTTGCTCTTTTCTTGTTTTCTTCAGGGGAACGAATTCTTCCTCTGTTAGCATCTTGCATCTTCTTAAGAGTTTCAGAAGAAGAATGACATTCACCTCTTTTATTCTTGCAAGAAGCACATTGACAATCGTCCCTATGAACTCTTCTTCTATTAGAATCACCTATCCTCTTACAAGCTTCAAACGAAAGATGGTGTCCATAGTTAGGATTATTCTCACCTTTTGTTTCACCTCTTTTAGATCTACAAGAAGCACATTGGCAATTCTCTAGATGAGGTTCCTTCCGTTTAGCTCTACAAACTCCGCACGGACAATCTTCTTTATGTGGTTTTCGACCCACTATTATTGCCTTTTCAAAAATACCACCCAACGCGAACTTTTTTGTATATCATCTTGCAAAAACTTCATTTCTTCCTTACCTTCATCAAACAAGGTCTGCCCATCAATATCACCAGGCAGAACCATACCAGCAGCTCTAAGGGTGTGTCCTTCTGCTTGCTTCACAAGAGCTTTCGTGTACTGACACAGAAAATCATTGATATGTTGACTATCGATAACATCAGAAGGAATAATTCTTTTGGTCCCAACTACAAAAAGACTTGTAGTACCTGAAGGCACGTTCTTGCAGTAAAGATAGCCACCTACAGCTGGATCGTCATGATTCTCGTCCATCCACCAACGGAAATTCGCTCCTGCATAGATATTGAACGTGCGAAATGCTTCAGTAGCCAAAACTAGGTCTGTGCGTATGTTATCAAGTACAGCTATTCCAGCTAATGACCAGGTCGGGAATTCATTCCAGATAAAGTTTGCATTTTTGTTCGGATAGACTATAGCTATGGATTTGAACTGGGCTGAGATCTGTGCTCTGGCCTGTCCTGTAGCGTAGTTCACCATTTGAGAGATTTTGTATGCTGAGTGTGTGTTCCAGTATCGAACAGCATTATCAATTAGCTGCTCAATAGACGCATCTGGGATAGCTAAAGTTCTCGGCTGGAACTCCTGCTTAATCCAAGTTACATATTTAGTTTTGTTTGTTAGGATTGAGAGACCGGCCATACCATGCGTCCTTAGTATTTCATCAAAGCCCACCTGATAAAGGAATCTCCTTACCAGCAGCATCAAAAAGAGGTGTGTTAATTAAGGTTGGGTAAAAGACAGGAATCTTCTTCTGCTCAGGAATGCTGTTATCAACTAATTCAAGGGTATGAAGTTCTATAAGACCGTTGAGTACATGAAAATCTTTGAAAACACAAGTCAAGACCTGTCCCACCGATACATTATACTCTGCAGAACCAGTATTCAAGTGTGTATCAATTAAAAATCTTACTTTTACTGTTAGCATTTTTACCTAAAAAATAAAAATGTGGGGGCTGGAGTCTCCACTCTCAAACCCTCCCTGTGGCCCCCACCTAAAAACTAGATCAAAAACCTACTTACGTACCTAGCGTATAACCAGTTTGCAAGTTGGTTATACTTCCCCAAGTAAACATCCCGGCATTTATAACTTTGAATGCGGCCGAGCTAAGGAAGCCCTTCTGCGACATAAGGTCGCTGGTCGTCAGCGTCGGGGTCGCGAATAAAGGTATGTAGGGGCAGTATATAAATCCCGCGTGCAGGTAGTCCGGACCACGGAACCCTAAGGTGTACCGATTGGTACTCTTGAAGGGGTTCTGGATCACAGTCACCTGATTGTTCAACACACCAATCTTCACAGGACCCGTCGGCGTCAACTTACCAAGGTTCGAAACAGGGCTGAAATGATCCTTCCCAAGCTGCATAATGACCCGGGCAACATTATTACCACAGATCATGAAATTCGCCGTAGCACGCTTGGTTTTCTCGAAGATAGCATTTGAACCCTGATAGATACGATCAAGGAACTCCAGCTTCTTAAAGACCCAGGCCTCACCCTGCGACGGACGAGCATCCCAATCAGACACCTGCGTAGCCGCATCAGCACCTTCGGCCGCTTCATCGATCATATCGAGACCGGTCTGGTCGATGGTGAACTTACAATTTGTTACTCACCTTATAGTGGGGTAGGTCATTTCTGCCTACCTCTGCATGTTACCATGCAGTTCAGACTATACCTTCATCCCGTTATCCTATACTCCGGGAGGCTACCGTAGCCTCTACAATCTCTTGTAGAGACATAGTCGTTACACTGCTTTTTAAGCAGCTCGGTATTGTCCTCAGCATTACCTGGTAGGATGTCCACCGAATTGAGTAGCTTTCTAAATCGTTATTACTAACAATTCGAGGCCAAGTTACTAACCTCGCCACCAAGAAACTTCACAAGCTCAGACTCAAGATCAATCCCATGCAATCTGTTACTTAGTAACCTATCTCCTGATAGGCGGATGAGTCATTTCTGCTCATCTCTACATGTCACCATGTAGTTCAGACTATATCATCAACCAATGAATTGGTTGGCCGCCGTAGCCTCATGGATCACTCCAAAAGACATAGTCGTTACACCATTGTCATTGAAAAGAAACTTCTCAGTCCAGATAAGAAAACCTAAATTATTTTCTTTTGCGAAGATAGAAGCAGCTTTGAATTTTATCTGATTTAACTCATCTGATATGAAGATCTCAGGTTTTACTTCAACCAGAACTTGTTCTCCATCTTGTAGAGATACAAGAAAATCAGGTAGATAGTTATGAATGCTTCCATCCTTCAAAGTATACGCAATAGAAAAAGGTTCAGCAACAACATCAAGAACATCAACACAAGCATCTAGAACTAACAAGGCCCGCTTCTCATAAGAAGATCTGTAGAAGACATTTTTGGAAAGCTGTGAAAGAAATAACCAACCTCGTTTGAAACAGGAAGGGCTGTTATTTCCTTCTAATTGAATCCTCTCTATCATAGATCGAGACATTTTAGATTTGGTCTCGAGCTTTCGAGGATAGGCAAGCTTCGCCATCCTCTCATCCGTTTCCTTTGTCAGGCCTTTATTCCATGCTGGACGATTTGCAGATGGATTTCCTTCCCCTGTTCTCTGCAGACTTATCTTCATCAATCGAAAATTATCTGTTTTCGTCAATCCTTTATTCCAAGGATCCTTGTGACCACGTTTCATTGCTTCTATAGTTGTCTCTGGTAACTTTCTTCCTTTAAGAGATTTTCCATAGCATTCTGAAGAGCAATGAATCGTTGGTGTTGAAGCATAGTACCTAAAAACTTTCTTGCATATAGGACATATGCTCTCAACTGTTCTAGTATGCTTTCCTTTACCATTATGACCATGTAGATATGTGTTTCCTAACTTTACTACCCCACCACATCCACAAGCACATAAACGAGTTGTTGCATCTGACTGAGTCATTTACTATTATACTTTTCAAAGATCTGGCTCGGTATTATCTCAAAGAGACGTCCACCGAATTAAGCAGCTTTACAACACACATTGCTGTATGAAGGGCCCATTTTATTAAGCCTTCTGCATATCAATCGCGGCACCCAGTGACCACTTAGCGCGCAGTGGGAAGTCAATCGCTTCCACAGCGGACTGCGTCACCGTCACGTTAACCTCAGGCACCCCATCCCGATTAGTGTATGCATCTACAGGCAGATCATACTGATAATCATAGGTGACCAGAATAGTCGATCCACTATAACCAGCTGCAACTGTGAAGGAATACACACCAGCAGCCGTAATCGACCCATTTCCAGTGATTCCATCTCCGGTGATAACACCAGCAGCACTGCACGTACCTAACGTGGTATACGTAGTTCCAGATTTGGACTCAACCTTGGTATTCTCAAGATTGATCAGACCAGGAGCCTGAACGACAGTTCCAGACTTAGCTCCGCTACCAGTTCCAACTGACTCACGAACAGTGCGAGCCATCGCATACTGACGCTCAGACTTTCCAGTCGCATGACCGGTCTTAGCACCGATCATCGTGTCGCCAGCAGTCACCTCACCCTTAGTAGTGCCGTACTGAACATCCAGATAGAACACGGAAGCAATACGCCGATCAATCGCCTGAACGATGGCAACCTCATTAAGGACCAGCGTCGGGATCAAGGCGGCAATCACAGGCAGTTGTATGCCAAGAAAATTCACCGAGTCCTCAGTCGTGGCCTCGAACACCTTGCTGTTCTGGCGGCAACCACACTCAATAATGGCATTGTACAAGCACTGTGCAATGTTACGCTGCTCATAAACCGAAATCTCCCGGCCCTGAGTCTCCTGAACCCACTTTCCAACAGATCGAACGAAGGGACGAATCTTGGGATGCTCCAACAGAGCCGCCCGTGACTCGTCGATCTTTTTCATCTCCAACGAGATGGCTTCCTGAATATTCATAATTAAATCTCCTTATCACACTTTTCCTACTTTACATCCAGTTCTTCATCAGACCACCAACCTGCTTATCCACCTTGTCCTGCTCAGGATCTACCGACCGCCCACGAACAACCACGTCCCTCAGTGACTGCGGGTGAAGTGCACCACGCTGAGCTACCTGGACGAGGCTCTCAATGAGTTGGTCGACATCTCCAAGGCTCTGACACTTCTCAAGAAGTGCTTGAGTGTTGTCATCAGCCTCCAGACGACAAGCGGACAACCGCCGGTCAAAGTAATCCTTCAGAACTTCTATTCGACCCTCACAGATCGAATTACTAGCTGTTTTCACGAGCTCCTGCTGATGAGCAGTATGCTGTACTGAGATCTTCTCATTCAGTTTCTTCACATCCGGAGAAATTTTCTTGGCTTCAACGACCTGAGAAGCTTTCTTCTCAACCATAGTCCGAAGACCAATAATCTCAGTAGCTGCTGTTTGAAGTTTTTTAGACATGACCCGAATCTGAACATCGTTCTGACTTTTTGATGCTTCAAGCAGTGTGTCCCGCTCAGCACGAGTGCACGCTTCTTTAATCCGAAGATCAATCAAGGCGTCCAGAGGAGGAACAGTAACCTTAGATTCTCTCGGAGCATTTTGAGCTGCAGCAATCCTATCAGTAGTATTCGAAAGAGCTTGGTTGACCAGTTGATCAGTCTCCTCCGGAGTTCTATCAATCATTCGAGCAACGATAGGAACGGCTTCCCCATAATTAACATTTTTCTCTTTCTCAACTCGAAGGAACAATTTTAGAAGTCGGACCTCATCATCGGCAGTTACAAACTCATCTTCATCAACCTTGGACTCATCAGTCACCTTCTTTCGAGGTTTGTTGATCACAATATATCCAATACCTTCTTCACCTTCATAGTCCTGAGCTATCTTAATCGCAGCTTGTTTAGAACCTGGACCATACTCGTCACCTGCTGGAAGGACAACAAACCAACCCTCTTCTCCTTCATATCTAATCACCTGGGTCTTTTCGTATCTCTCATCAACCTTGGACTCATTAGGAATACCTTTTGGTGAAGATCGGGACCACTGATCCTCAAGCTCATCTTCAGAACCTGCTTCTCTTTGATCTTCAGTATCATTTTCACCTTCAATTTCACTTTCAAATGGAACTTTGGTAAGAGAAGCTATGTTTTTACCGGCCTGCATGATTTCAGATTTATCTGCTGATCTAATAAGAGTGATAGGTTCTGGTTCACCTTCAAAAACACCACAAAGACGATACTCTATTTGTCCTTCCTCATCCTCGTGCGGACACACGACCAGAGACGTAAGACCTTCAACTGTCTCAGCGATCTTGGACTCATTCTGAGTCTTTCGTTTATACTGCCGGAGTTCGGATTTCAACCAATCATCACTACCATTACGTATGAGGTTCTGAGCAGCCGCATAGTCAAGCTTGTCTGGTGATCCAATACGATCTCCCCTATCTTCTGGAGTCTCAGCGTTGATCTTTTTCATCCACCAAGTGACGAACTTCTTATCATAAGCCAGATTTTTCGCTACCACATCTGAATTCTCAGCGATCTTGGACTCGAATGGTGACATCTCTTCTTCCTTTTCGGCCTCAGGAGAACCAGGTCCTTTCATGTCCTCTAGAGGCGGATTCTCTGCAGCCATCTCACCAGCATTATCAACTTCAGTTCCAGTAAGCCCAACATCTTCAGATGGAACAGCAGGGATCGCTGATGCGAAAACATCAACAGAACCATCAGACCGAATAGTTACCTTATCAGATCCTTCTACGGTCAGCATCTTGTTAGAGCCATCCGGAGTGGTAACTACGATGTCCATTCGACCTTCAGTAATCTTTTTGACAGAAGCTTTCGTGTATTTCATCTCACCTATCTTGGTTTTGATAGTCAAGGTCACGGCCTTACCTTCAGTCAGCTTGCCACTCTTGATCTGCTCAGCAACTGTGCTTTTGTTCATTTTTGGTTCCTGTCCTTTAAGGCACTTGCAAGCACCACAATTCTGGCACTTGTTCTTGTGATTGCACCGCATTGATTCGAGAATCCGATGAGCAAACTGCTTCTCACCAGGTTTACTTTCGTTGGACTCAGCTGTATTACGAACAGCGTTAATAATGTTCCTCTTTACATCTAAAGGCACAGCATCAAATGTTGATGGATCGGCAGTCGTGTCAGTTGTAATATATTTATAGCTCTCAGGAACAACTCGCTTAAAAGAAGTATCCCCTTCTTTTACCTCTTCAAGATCCCCTTCCGCACGAGTACTGCATCCTACCTGGCATCCTGCCTCGAGCAAGGTGTTAACAATCCGACCACAAGGTGTATCCAGAATATCAAATGTTTGGTAGACCTTATTCTCATTCTCATCTATCCACATTCTATGTATAACATGAGAAGTCAACTGCAAATCAGATGCTGATTCCTTAGGGTGTTCAGCATGTCCATAAAGAGTTCTACTTTCCAACTTCCTCTGAAGCTCTTTGTCAGAAAGAACTTTCTCCCAGAGAGCTTGCTCATAAAGCCGGTTGTTAGCATTGGTTTCACCAATGTTACAAATGTTGTAAGTAACTCTGGCTAACACACCCGAAGGAAGCTTTTCATTTGAACCATGTAACCTGCCTTGTTCAGACATGAATTCATTCAGTATCATACTGCTACTCCACAAATAGACCTGATTTTATCTTGAAAGAAAAGAGTCCAGCAACTTCTGTTTCCATTCACTCTGGAATTACAGGCAGCACACAATGTTATTAAGTTTTCTTGTTTACAGTTCTCTTTGATGTAATCTATGTGATGAACATCTAGCTCTCTGTAATTCTCCTCTCTTGTTCTACCACAAAGTTGACAGGTATTACCATCCCGCTCTCTAATACAATTACGGAGCTTGTTGTTAAAAACACAAGGATATTCATCTTGGGATATTCCACCACACCAGTTGCAATTCTTTTCACCTCTTTGAGCATCACCTATACATTTCTTAGCATCTTCAGTATGATGACCACCGGAGAAAGTAACTCCTAGACCACGTTTACCAAAGTTAGCATTATTCACTCCTGTATGCTTCTGCCTATTCTTCTCAATAGCCTCTTCTGTATGTTTATGGCCCTTCCAAGGATTTAGATCGCCCTTACCATTGTGACCATGAATAAATTCAGGAATTCCAGCAGCTCTGTGCCACTCCTTAATAGAAATTCGTTCCCCGCATCCGCACTCACACAGAGGAGCCTCTTCTAGTCCACTTAGTATTCTATTCACTCTTGAATATAGTGAAAAATCACTTATCTTCTCATGGTTGAGAATGTACTGAGGAATTCCATTTTCTTTGTGAGAAGCTCGTACCTTTATCAAACCTTCACATCCACAAGCACAAACTCTATCTGGATAGTACTCCAGATTCTTGTAGTCGTCCCAAACGAAATCATGTATGGAATTTTTAAGAATCATAAATGATGGCAAAGCTGTGATTTGATTCCTTTCTGGTTCACAGCCAGAAACCAGTCCTATAAAGATGGTCCAAAAGATTTACAGTTTATAAACAGTCCAGAATGGTTTTCTATACCACTTCTGTGAATCCGGCACGTTGCTACCAGTAATTTCAACACCTTGCTTCTCGTCAAGGGCTTTGACCGTGGCCTCTTCGACCTCTACTCGGAAACTATTAGCATCAACGATCTGAACAAAATCTCCTACCTTCACTGGCTCGTCCTCAACTTTCGCTTCTTTCAGACCCAAAAGATCTTTAGCAATCTGGACGGAACGTCGTTCGGTGGGCTCTTCACCCTCAGGACCAAATCCTTCCTCTTCATCATGCACACCCTGAGAAATGCTCTTGATATCCACACCTAAAATCTGAGCAAGGATTCCTGCATCAGACATTGTCCAACCTTCGTCATTCAACATCCCACGAACAAGTTCAACTCCTCTATTTCTACCTACTCGTCTAACCAAAGAATCAAGAAGTTGCTTAACTTGATCTACAGGAACCTCTTGATTTCGTTGAATATAAGCAGAGAACAGTTCTGATAACTCAATAATTTCATATTCACGTCTGGTAGACCCTGTATCCTCTTTCACGGGTCTCTTAGACTCATTCGGACCTGTTATTTTTCTTGGTGTTCCTATAACAGATTTGACATCCTTATTCCGCTTCATCATCACCTTAGCATCATTCTCATCAAAAGCCATAACGCGAGTTGACTTCTTCTCACCACTCTGCAGAACAAAATCAACTTGGAACACATCTTTGGTCAGGGCAGTCATATCCGAGTACTCATTCTCTTTGACTTGGTTTTTCTTATTCATTTTAGCTTCACCACATCCACCAGCTTCCATCTTCTTCAACTTCATATAGTACTTAGGATCTTCAGTTAGATGGTCCATGGCAATTTGCTGGGCTTTTGAATGGTCGTCAGTATGTTCCTTCTCGACCTTTGTACCAACTGCTAACTGCACTTTATCGAAGTCCCCAGGTTTCTTACCGGCGTTCTTGGCCAGACCATCTTTCTCTGCTTCGGCAATCTTAGATTCACTTTCCTTCTTGTGAACCTCACCTCTGAAAGACTTGTCATCAATATAACAGTACTTAACGTACTCACCTTCAGCCAGCCCATGCTCTTTATCTACACCAGAAACAGTACGAACTCGACCACCACGATCTACACAGGACTGAAATCCTGCAGGCTCGTTCAGATTTTGCTCAGTAAGTTTTTGGATGATCTTCTCTTCGGAATCGTCTTTGTCTGAGGGGACTTTGCCTTCAGTAGCTTGTTCTTTCTGTCCACGGGTTTTCAGCTCATCTTCAAGCTGTTGGAGAGTCGTCTCATCATCAGGAGAGCGATCCTTTTTAGCCCGGAGCTGCTGAGCACGTTGGAGCAGAGAATCTTCACCAACCTCTTGTGTGACAGAAGGATCAAGATCTTCCTGAATACCGCTTCCGATCACCTCAGCATACTCGCTGTCATCAAGGTGTCCGAGAACCTCCTGAGCAAGGTCCTGAAGGCCTTGCTCAGTAAGCTTTCCACCAGCCATCTCATAGAGAGCTGCAAATTCAGGCTTGAAGCGGAACTCGCGGTTGTTAATCTGGACAACAATATCCTTACTGCCTTCATCAATAACCTGGATACTGAAGGTGTTTCCTTTATCATCTTTTACACTCATAGTCTCAGAGAGCTGCTTGGACTCTCGGGGCTTCACACCTTTCATATTTTTCTCTGCTGATAGAGGAACTTCTTCTTTAGGTTCGTTCTCTGCCCCTAAAGGCATCTCTTCTCCACCAGGCTCCTCACCTTCCTCTTCCTCAGCTTCAATTTCCTCTTCTTTCTGAGGAACTAAATACTTCATAACAACATCTCGCTCAAGTTCTGCGATCTTGACCTTATTACTGTCAAGTGCAGCAAGAATGAATTTCGCCACATCATGAGGATCAAGTTCATTCTCTTTCGCTGAGAACAGTTCTTTTCCCTCTTGATCAGTGATCTGTAGGTCTTCAGTCTCACCAGAATCGCCCTTCTTAGCAACTACATAGAAGTGAGTTGTGTCGTTCTGACCCAAGTAAACCTTATCAAAATCAGCTTCTACGGCTTCATGCTTATCATCAGGCTCCAATTCATCTGGTGCAGGTTCCTCTCCGACATCAGCACCTGGCTGAAAGTCCTTGTTAGGAATACCAGGCTGTCCATCATCAGTTGGACCAGCTTCAGTAAGTTTTTGGATGATCTTCTCTTCGGAATCGTCTTTGTCCGAGGGGACTTTGCCTTCAGAGGTAAAGATCTTCTGAGCTAACTGGCCTTCCCAACCAGGAGTCAAGGCTACACCCTCGGGAACAGCACCAGCCGGCCAGGACTTCGTCTCAAGGAAGACCTCATAAGCAGCCATGTGGTCTTTATTAGCAGGGTCAAACCATTCGGTAATAGTTCTGCCTTGCGAAAGAAGCTCAGCAGACTCGTTGAGCATGTTGTTAATCAGACTCTTCTGCACTGTAGATCTCCTTAAAAGCTTAGAACCCAAAAATTGAGCCCACCTTTACATTATAGGAATCTTCGACATTATCTGTGTTTGCTGGAGAACTTCCAGCTTGAGTATATACAACAATGTCGTATGTATCAGGAGGGAAGTCTGCTGGGATCACTACTGGAAACGCTCCAGTAGTACTTTTCTCAGTCATGGTAATTGTTGAATTCTCCCAGGTGGTAGTGGCTGACATCACCTCAGCTACTGTATCCCAGATTGATGCATCTGCCCGACGAACAATCCGGAAGTAGTACTTAGCGCCAACTGTGTATCCGCCTGTAGCATAGAAAATTCTATCAATGTATGAATTCATTTTTATCTTCGTCCTATGAAAAGGCTATCTTCTACTAGACACTTTCTTCGCCCCAGCCATCATCATCTTCGCCAGCTTCCTCGTCTTCCTCGTCTTCAGAAGAAGTTTCCTGGCCCGGATAAAGAGTTTTAGGATCTACATCTAAATACTTAGCAATCCTAACAATCTCAGAATAATTCCATCCTGGGCCGGTATTGGGCAAGCCTTCAAGTTCCGAATAATCTTCCAATCCTTTTAGATCAAGAGAAATTGCTTTTTGGAATTCTTTAACAAATTCTTGTTTGGAAACCTTTTGAAGTGTTTTTTGTATAAGAGATTTTATCTGCTTTTCAGGGGGGTCTCCATCATAAGCATCAAACAACTCTGTTAGCTTATCAACCTCAACTTCCACAACAGAAGTTTCAATTTTCCGAGGTTGAAAAGGAGTAAGAGCTTCCCATTTATTTTCTGGATTTACTTGAGGAATAAGAACCCTCCTCAACCAATCTGAAACAAGGAATTTTTGGTCTAATTCTGCAGGTAACTCCTCTCCTGTTTTAGCTACATCTCCAAACATTTTCTCTCGAGAGGGCAACTCAAATGGAACTTTCCCTTCCCTCTGCAATTTTCTTAAACTGTCAATCTCCTGTTTTGAAAAGTTCTTGTCTTCTTGGGGTTGCGTAGTAAATAATTTCTCCAAATCAACATGCCGAATATCCTGGGGCACTCGAAATATATAATTAGTAAAATTATCTTCGGAGTTCTCATTAAGAATAGCTAAGTTTTTTCTTAATAGAAGTTGAAAATCAAACATATCCATATTATTCACCCCCACTATGATTTTAGGAAGTTAAGAACAAATCCACCCACAATGCCCAGAAGCGCTGTGAATAATGCTAAGGTGTAAATCAAATGATGATGCAGATGGTTTGTGAAATGCGTTACTAGATCATCCACCTTCACATTTAGTCCCAGCAAAAGATCATGGTCTGATTGAGATATCTTCTCAGGTCTCATTTTCTTATCCTTGATTTGATGCTAAGCTACGAAAGTACTCTCGCTCTCGACGTGTTGCTTCAAGATCCAGTTCTTCGTATTTTGCAAACACAATTGCACACTCAAGAAGGTCTACAAGCTGATCTATTGGAGCAACATTTCTCGAAGGTACACCTAGACCTGAATTGCCTAGAACAGTAAGTAGCTCTTTGGCTCTTGTGTTCGCCAGCAGGATCTTCTCTTCTGTGGTCATTGATATGAACCTATGATAACAAACCCAGCGACCACACTATGGATCTCTGGGGAGGATATAATCTAACTTAGAAGATTTCCACTTCTACTTCGTCCTTCACGAACAACCAAAAAATTCTGTGTTGATACTAGAACCCCATTTTCGTAGAACTTACCTACATAAGCACCAAGAGAGTGAAATAAACAATCAAAATAATACAATCCACCCCCCACCTCTGAAAGCTGTACTTGGCACAGAATACTTGACAGATCTTTATACACCAAATCTACTAAAACAACCAACAACTCTGTAAACGCTGTTGATCGGTAGAAGATTCTATAATGGCCTTTTGTGTAGATCTCAGCCATCTCAAATGCTCCACATCATTCCTACGAACACATTGGGGGAGTACTAAGAGAACCCACTTTCGTAGACAAAAAATCCAACTTTGTGTTAGCAGTATCAACTTTACCATCTACAGTTACTATCTTACCGTCTACCGTATCGATCTTACCGGTAGCTGTATCAACCTTACCATCCACTGTAGTTACTGCTGAACTAACAGTTACGATCTTACCATCGACTGTATTAACTGCTGCACCAACAGAACTCACATTATAAGCACCAACTGAGTAGCGCTTGAAAACCTGTCCATCACCTTCAGCATCATGATAGATAGCGAGCCAATCACCTACAGCATCGGGAGTAAATATACCAGTGTAGATGCCTGTAGCTCCTACCTCAACTAATTCCACATCTGGAAAATTTACTGCATCTTTCTGTCCTGTTGGAAGGTAAATCTCCGCAAGAACACCTACAAGCCCTGTCTCTCTATTAGGGGCTTGGTAGGTGAGCTCAACAGCTTCATTGACAAGTAGATTTTTCTCTGCCATTATGATTCCCCCTTACTCTGTTTTTCCTTCTGGTTTTAACAGCAAAGGAATTTTTTGATTTAGCGTATCAACTTTGCTATCCATCAATGTAATCTGACCACCTATGATCGTTATGTCTCCTTGTGTTAGCATTTGAAGCACTTGATCTATCTTAGATTCGATTACAAGTAGTTTAGCCCAGATCTGAGGAAGACCTTGTGTTGGACTGAGAAGGATATCTTTTATTCCTTTAAGTCCTTCTGCTTCTCCTTGAGCAAGTTCCCCTAACTCCGTAACAAGAAGTTCATATGAAGCTTGGGACGGCATTCGCTACGCTCCAGAACTAAAACTAAGTTGTGGTTTGAAGCTTCTCACAATCAGCAAGCAAAGATCGCTTCTCAGCTAACTCTGTTTCCAGTCGGGCAATCTCTGCTTCCAACTGCTCTTTCGAGAAGTTCCAAATCACAGATGGCTTAGTAATCCTAAATCTTTCCTGATCACCATCTACCAACTTCTCTAACATTCTATCACCAGACATTGAAATCATCTTACATCTCCTTCTCTGGAGCTGAATATCTCTTCTGGCCAGGACCTGACTTACCTGTAGATTTGCTTGGGAATGCTTTCTGATCTACAACAGGACCTTCATCTTCTTCATCTGGCTCTTCATCATTAGAAGCAGAATTTTCAGATCCAATTTTGGTAACAAGGTCTTTAACTTGCTCTAGTGTTAAACCTAGTTCCTTAGCCAGAGTAGTTATAACACCGGTTACCATCTCTACTGGCTTAACTACAATATCAGATGATAGAGCATCTTCTTCTCCAGTTGTTTGAGTATCTTTAAGCAGCCCCTGAAAATCAAACTCTCTATTATCGTCCATATTCTTACTTCCTTTCCACATGTATCTGTAGTCCTGTACTTTTTCCGTAGGCTTTCCGGAGTTCTTGCTTCTTTCCAGTGGCCTCTTCTCGATTAGTGAACGGACCAGCAACAAATTTCCAACGGGCAATTGCTATCCACTCTCCTTTTCGGTGTGTCAAAGGAAGTAGAGAAACATACCAACCAGAATCTCTTGATTCTACTTCCTCTTGTTTGTTATAGAAACTCATTGCATAATCTTCTGAGCTCTCATCAATCTGTTGAGTTTGTTTGAGAAGCCTTTGAAAATCAGAGCCATTAGAAACATTCCTTTCGCTCATAATCTTAAATACTGTAGTATTTAGCTTCTCAAGAATCACTGGAATCAGCTTCTTGAACTCAGTGGCACCCTTCTCACATTCAATCAACGCATGCGTTAAAAGACTTGACAGCCCTTTTAGAGCTGTATAATCTCCCACTGCCTTCTCCGATTGAATCTTCTCCAAAGTTGTATACACGCTCTTACCTTTCAGCTTCTCTACAAGCTGAGACAGGAGCTGTTGGTCAGTAGGAAGGCTACTGAGGATAGCTGTAGCCCTCTTGGAATGTCCAGAGTTTGCTGCGGTCTGGGCAGACTCAATAATCTTCTGGTACTGAGTACCTTCGAAGTACACCCTGGCGGACTGGATACGTCCCAGTAGTTTTATAGCTTCATCTGTAATCACTTGTTCAGCTCCTCAAGAAGCTTCGGAAGACATTTGCTAATCTGATCTACACCGATGGCAAAACCTAGACCAATGTTAAAAGGTCCAGGGATGATTCCTTCTGCGATTCCGATTAGCTCACCTCTCGTATTCACAACAGGACCACCTGAGTTACCAGGATTTAGTGCTGCATCAGTTTGGACATTAACTCCAGTTTCTTTATCAGGTTCACGAATGTTACTAACGATTCCTTGTGAAACAGAAAACTCCAGATCTAAAGGATTTCCAATCACATACACTGTATCCCCTACCTTAACATCCAGAACCTCAGAAACCGGAAGAGCTTTTAGAGGTGTATTGGGATCAACCTTGCACACAGCAATATCTAGATTTGGATCAACTACAAACTTAGTAATAATCAGCTCTGTGCCATCAACAAGTGTAACAGATCCAACACCTTTTTCACCTAAATCCTCTACTACGTGCTTACAGGTGAGAATCACTCCTGAAGGATCAATCACTACACCAGAAGCTGAGGATGACCTCATCTTTCCGGTAAGGACGTTGAATACGCCGGTTTGGATTTCAATCATAACAGTTGCAGGCACCACCTTTTCAAGCATGTAAGATGCAGGAGTAACCTCATCAGCAATGGTCATAATCGCTATCTGATCAACATCGACTCGATAATCCGTCCAGTTAATCTTACGATCTACTCCGAGCATCTGCCAGTTCAGAACTGCTGTATTGATACAAACTACAAGCGCTAACGTTACGAGCAGTGTTCTGATGAGCTTCTTCATAATCATTCCTTCTGCTTCGAGGTGTGCATTACTTTCTTATCTGGAGAAGGCATTCAGTGATTTGTTGTTTTTTGAGAAGTGATTGAAAGGACATAGAATCAGATCCTCTGTACTGTAGCGTATTATACTGTAAACAGGGGTCGGTTTGGGACAGAAAATCAAGAATTCTAAAGAATGTTTTGTGTGTGTGTTAGAAGAAAGCTTGATCTCGGGCTTTGGTCGTTACTGCGGGAACTGGTGGAACTTCCTTCTCTTCAACTCTACTACCTGGATTGGCCAGATCAGCTATCACTGTATCCAACCACTCAAGGTATGCCTGTGCACACCCTTCATCTACAAAAGCAGAATACTCTCGTTTCTGAGCTTCCCTGTAATTCTTAAGAGCTGTTTGAATGTTCTGGACATTTTGAGTAGATGGATCAACTACCAGAGCAGCATCTGCTTTGTAGAAAGCTTCTGCAAATGATCCCACTGTCTCGAGAAGTGGTTTCATCTCTTACTCAACAAGAAACCTAAGATTTTGTGCTACGACAACAGCTTCAGGAAGATGCTTAAGCTTGTAATCTCCTGAGGGTAGAAACTTCAGAACATCTCGTCCTGCTTTCTTAAGCGCTGCTATCTTGGCTTCAAGAACTCGAAGATCTGGCCACTTGTGGTTCTCATCACCTGATCCCCAGCAGTGGTCGCATACTCCTGTAGTCATCATCTGACCTGATGGGCGATGCCGCCATGTTGAACCATCACCATAGGTTTGAGTCCCAAGACCTCCACACTGCTTACAAGGGGTATCAACACCTCGCATCTGTAAAAAATCTTGAAGACATTGATCTCTAGTTTCATTTGTGCATTCCATACTTATCTCTTTATTCCACTTCGGATAAGGAGTCCAAAATAGGTGAACACAATAGCTAAGATGATCAACCTAACTACCTCAGTATCTAGAAGATCAAAGAGCATATCTACTCCTCATCCTTCTCAAAGCTCTTCATCGGACACAGGTAAACCTCGGTCTCTTTAGCAAAATGCTCAACTACACCTGTAGTCAGATCTGCAGCAAATACCAAAGCTGCTCCATCGCCCCCTACGAGCACAGCTCCTGCCTCCTGAGCCTTCTTCAGATCCAAGATATCCACGAGACCCTTTGTCAGGTCAATCACTTGATAAGCCTTCATCAGATTGATAGGCCGAAAGGTCTTCCCTACAGGAACATCTCCAACCTTCACCTTCGTATGTGTTTTCAGTTGTACTTCCACAGTTCGTCTCCTTCTTTTCTTCTTGTTAGGACAAGTATGACACGCTTCGAGATCGTTCTGGTGAGGGCATCGTGTGCAATCCATTCTGGCACCTCTACTATACCTTCTCAATCTTTCTTCTTGTAGGTACACAAACCTTTTGAGCTCCAAGATGTTGACATTCTCCTGGACAAGAAAATCCATCTTCTAATCGAGCTTGGTGTGGTTCTGCATGAGGACATTCTTCACAACCTGGAACATCCTTATGTGCACAAGCGACCCAGAAATACTTTTTAGTTCTATCTCTGTGTCTCATCTACCAAATCTCCATACTAAATAGATGATACCCACAAAGTCAATAAGCAGTTTCAGTGCACACCATATCAGAAGAAGTATGTCTGCTGTCTTCATGTGTATCAATCCTCATACTATTATCTGATCTGGCTTGTTACAACGTTGATTTCTGGATGCTTCCAGCAGTAAAACTTACATGCTTCACAATCATCCTGACACACAAAGAAGTCCTCTGATCCTTTTGTTCCTTTAACCGCTTCCGATGAGCTAACAGGACAGGTCGCCATGCGAAGTGGCCTTTACAAGCATAGCACAGTACACTTCGCACCAAGGCGATGGGGTGCAGGTCTTCAGAGCTGGGAGGTTCCAGATCCCTACTGAGGAGGGCATTGTTGAATTGCCTGCTACCAAGAGATTTCTCATTCTGTCTGATCCTGGTTTGTTATTCAGGTAACCAAATATCATTACCATTATTCTTTGTCTTCAAAGGGCTTGAGATATTTGGTCTGTCACAAGGAGTTCGACCCGTTTGGACCGAAAGGAAAAACCCTTCACGCGGGGTTCGGGCGTATAACTGATTGCTCTCTTCCACAATAGCATCACAAGCTCTTTGGAAGATGATATGCCCCGCATTCCAATTCCACACAGTTTCAGAATGTGCCCAGTTAATCGGTTTAATCAGAGCCCATCTAGTTGTAATTTTCCTAGTATGAATCAACAATCTAAAAAAATTAAGAACAAGCCGACCCTTTACAGTCTCAACTGGCCAACCTAATCGGTCCAGAAACCAAAACTTAACTGGCTCAACATTGTATGGTCTCCACATCAGATGATCTCCAGATCCTGATAGTCAAACCACTGCACCCCATCAGAAGAGAGTAAGCAGTAGAGAGAACCTTTGAAATAGAACTGGCAGCGGTATGAGGCCAACAGACATTTCTGGGTTGAGACGCTTTGAACTTCTGTCTGCCCCAACTCAATGCTTTTTGCCATTTCGACTGTCATTTTACGAGACATATTACGACTTTTCTAATACTAACCCTACTATTTGTACACTGTTCCCCGCCGGATCTGGATCACCTCTCACGTCCTTCGAAGTGAAAAATAAATGAACTCCAGATCCGGCGGTTCCCTTCAACCTCCATGTTATAAAACACATGCTTAATTTACGAATTGTACTGTTTGACCTCTTGCACAAGGGCTTGGGTTTTCGGACTTTGGATACCCTCAATCAGGAGTTTATTGATTTCATCTTTCTGGGCTCTTCCGGCTTTCACCAAAGTATCCTTCACTTTCTGAGCACCAGCCACAACTTCTGAAAATCCGGTTTTGTACTTCTTAGCCTGTCGCAGCAGAAGAAATGCCAAACCGCCTAACAGCACGAGCACTCCGGCCAAAGCGATAATCGCTCCATACTTGGCAATTGTTAGCATTAAGACCAGTGTAGTAAGTCCTCCTACTACGATAGGCAAACCAATAGTTGTTGCCCCCATTGTCATAGCAGCTACTCCACCTGCTGTAGCCAGAACAGCTCCCGCAGATAAAAGCTTTGATGGTGCACCTGGAACAGGAGGTATAGATCCCGGATTTGGTGATACTGCACATCCAAAAATGCCTATCACCAAGATCACGAACATCAACCAAATTCTTATCTTATCTCTCATCTCTCAATCCTTTCTACTCTTTGAATGCTGTACACTTCGTGAATGGTGTGGGTCTGATGCTTTCTACTTGTTGATTCAAACATAGTCCCATGGGGCAACCTTCTGCTCCGAGGTTGTAACACACGTGACAATTCTTCAGATCAACAGATTCACCACCTACGTTGATTACCCCTGAACTCTTATTAACCATCACCATCCTAATTTCACTCCTACTAGTTGTTCTCCCTGATGCGCTTAGGCTCTGCTCCATTCCTCAAGGCTTGCTTGGCCCTAACACAGTCTTGCTTTCTACGGAGCTTATCTCTCCTGTCTTTACTATCATCATAATAGTCAGAAGTCCGTCTAATTGTACGACTCATACTAGTACCAATCCTCTGCATTTACTTGTTGATTACTCAGAACGAATGTGATGATTTTCTCTCTGAGTGACAATTGATTCCACATCGTCTGAATTGACTTTGTCACATAACTTTTCCAAGTATGCTCTCCTCTCTTATCTTTCCACTGGACACTTTCCAAGTAATCAACAAAGTCCTCTTCTGAAGATCCAGGGATGATGTGGTACGGAAGCAATACTTGGACACCTTCAATGATACTTTCCTGTTTGATTTTAGTCCAGGTGATGTTTCCAGTATTTCTGATAGTCAGTTGATAGGTATCCCAGAGGTTAGGACTGGTCTCGACATATATGCCCACTCGACATTCACCTCGGAGGAGCGAGTAGATATTATTGCAAGTCTTTTCCTCTCTGACATCTATATTTATCGGACCTATACCTGCATTCTCAAGGCTTCTCCTAACAGCTTTAACCATTAACTGCCGGTTTCTGGTGTTGTTCTCTACGAACATAAACTGATCAATGGCTTGACGGACAGTGTTCTCAACTTTCTTGGTTCGGCTTATCCCCATTTGGTTTTTCCTCTACTACCTCAACCTCAAGTGCCCTGCTCGAACTCGGGTAACTCGGGTGATGTCATCTGGATCATTCTTGACAAATGTAGTTTCGATCACGACTGAGTCTTCAAGACCTTCGAACTCGTGCAAGACTCTTGGTGGAATATCTCCGTGGCTCTCTCCTTCTTCTACAGCACATGTGGATAGAGAGCAATCAGGGTATTGAAATCGAATCACAATTCTTCCACTTACTACATGAAAACGATTATACTTGCTATTGTGAAAATGCCAAGAACAAACCCCGCCTTTCTTTATCTTTAAGAGATTAACACTAACAGTGTCGTTCCTAAAGATCTCACAAGTCTCACCCCATATCTTCTGGTTCATACTACATTCCTCTACGTACACCATAGAACTTAGGTGGTATAGGTAGTATGTGCAAAACTACACTGCGCTTGATGATTCCGTTCTTATATGTCTGCATAGTTGGGGATGGACAGCACTCTGGACATTCCGGAAAACTACAACAGCACTTAAAGGGCAAATCACTTGGTAAGAATTCAGGTGGTTTTATCTTCTGAATCATAATCATCGTACCAATCCTCTTCTCTTGGAGCTCTTCAGTAGTGGTGACGTCGTATATCGCTTTTCATTCGCTCTACCCTTGTTCAGTATCTTTATTACCTCGTCCTGCTGCGTACCTTCTGGTAAGGTAGGCTCTCGGCTTCGAGCCGGAGCCGCATCGGCCAGCGCTTGGCTTCCTGCACTGATATCGACCCGTAGTGGTAAAGCCCATGTTACAAGGTACAGCAAACCAAATACGGACCATCTCAGTTAAGTAATACCAGAGCTTCTTGGTCATCTCGTTAATTTCCTATTTTATTCTTACTACTCTCTTCTCTCAGAAAGCTGATGAACCGCTTTCCGAACCGCTCTTCGGCTACGACCAGAGGTATCAGAACTTCACTAGTATGTTGGTGCCACCCTGACTCTTGACTATTACCTAACTTATAAGTTCCACCCTCCTGAATATCTGAGTAGATCCTATTAGTTCTAATTACGACCATCACAGACCGTAGCTCGTTACTCTTCGGATCCCTGAACTCTTCCACTCGGACAGGAAACCAAGATCTTTCGATAATGAACCAGCGATGTTCCTCTGGTGGAGTAAACCACCTCTTGTAGATCCAATTTTGTATTTTTTTCCAGATCTTCATATTTGCTCAAAGACAGAACATCTCCCGACGGAAGTTGCAATCTCGTTCCCACAGGTTCCGAAGCATTGTTGCCTCTTGTAGACTCATATCAGAAAAGTACTCCAAGAGCTTAGATGGAAGATCTTCATAATCAAATCCATCCTCGTAGTAAAGCTGTGTCAAGGAATCAAATACGTCTTTTTTGCACTGAGCATTAGAAGCTATATAGGGTTGTCGGCAGTGTTCCATAAATTACTCCTTCGAGTATTTATCTACTGTGTCCATCGCTTGTGGAATCGTCTTGTAGTGACCTTGGAAGAGACAGCTCTCCAAACTGCTGCAGGAGCGAGCGAAGTGTATCGTACCATCCTTCCATAAGAAGCCCTTCGAGTTGAGTACCTCGACATGTCCATCACAACTATACTGTGTCGTAATCGTGAATCCTCTATACGGAAAGTCTGGTACGGAGATAGCCTTGTCCTTCGGCAAGAAATAGTGGGTCTCGTCGGGCAGATAGCATCCACCTAGAGCGCTCAATGTAATGATGAGTAGGACGACTGTGATAGCAGTTCTCATGATTAAGTTTATCTCCTTAGTTGTTCTACTCTTAACCTACAACAAGCCGGTAGGCCAGCCTTCTATCATGTTCAATAGAAGCTGATTGCATTAAGATTTCAGCAGCATCAAGGTCTTCTTGAGAAATAGCGGGATTCAACGTTAACTTCATGTAAACTGTGACGAGCCCACGTAGAGCGTTAGATACTTGTTCAGGGGTGTATTTAGAATCTCCCATGATGTTCTGAAATGTTACCCGCTCAGTACGGAAGTACTCTATGTCTACACTCATCTTCAGCTCTTCACAGCAACAATATCTTGTGCATCAACAATACGACACTTCTGGTCATTGTATTCTACTGGCGTACCACCTTTGGAAACCAGAACAACATCCCCAACTTTGGCCGGCATAAGATTTCTTTTCCGATTGCCTAAGATACGACCAGGGCCCACTGCTACCACTATAGCTTGAACTGATGTTTGGGACTTGTTTGGAAGAAGAATGCCTCCAGCAGTCTTGGTCTTAAGAGGATCATCTCTCACTATCAGCTTGTCACCAAGAGGTCTAATCTTCATTTCTTGATCTCCTCCTTCCCTCTCGTAAGCATCTCGGTCCCACTTCCAAGCACCCTCAACAATCTTCATGTGAGATCCACAGTACTGACACTTGTGAACTGAGCCTTCTCTAGTTGCTGTGCAATTCTCTTGAACATCTTGGATACAGCATCTAAGAAGGCCTCCTATGTGGATTGGAATCATTTTCTTCATTGTTGCTGCGTCCCTTTATACAGAAAGCAATACCTGCCAGTGGTGGGGGCGGGAACATACTTGACTAATCCACCCAACGTACCACATCCGACGCAAACATGAAGCCTGTTCATATCATCTTGGCTGGTAAAGGTCCCACAGTACTTGCACAACCACATCGGAGAATGAAACCAATCCTCCTTAGGATGCACTTCTTTCGGCCTCGGATACAGAACCTCGTTCGAAAAATTGATATTCATCTTACTACCTTTCTATTGTGTGAATCCTTAAGCGGTTTCTCTAGGAGTACCCTCTGTAGATCTGTGGGGGTCTTGTTCTTGAAACACCTGATCCATCACCTTCGCTTGTTTGAGGAACGGATCTTGATGGGCGTGTCTCTGTTTATACTGCTTTGCCACTTCGGAATTAACTCCATGGCAGTGTAGCAATCTAGTGTACTCAGTAATAGACGGTTTTGTCATCTTCGGTTCACCTTTTCAACTAATATCCAATACTATCATCAAAGGATTCATCTTCACGGAGATCTTCATTATCTTCATCATCAACAAAAATTCCATCATAATTGATTTTATCTTTCCCAGCCTTCCCAGTCTTCATCAAGTTCGGTATCAATGACAATCTTCTCATCATCAGCAGTAATCGTAAAGATTCCGCCCTCTGCTTCGAAGATAAGATGCTGCTTGATATCAAGAACAGTACCTAGAGCATTTTTCTTGATGAGCTCTTCGGTGATCTTCCACATCAAAGCAGGTACGATTCCAATCACTCCGGCATCAACTGGGTACTTTCGACCTTGGAGATCCACATACTCACCATCACCATAAGCTGTACTGGCAACTGCAAAAGACTCAATGCACTCACCTATACCATCATCCGTCAAGGTGAACTGTCCCTCTTCATAGTTGTACTTCTTGCCCCAGATGATCTTGTAGATAGCATCCTGCAGAACGTAGCAAATGTCTCCAAGATAGTACTTGCCTGGACCAAATTCAGCTCTCATTATTATCTCCTCCAATGCACCAGCTGTTTTCGTATATTTTCTTGAGTTCATCTTCCTTGAATGTAAGCAAAATCAGACTTATCAGGATCCCTAAGGTATCGTCCTTGTCATGCTATTATACTGGTTTATCGTGTTCAGGACCATAAAGAACTGGTATCAGTCCTAGTATATCTTTCAGCTGGTTAAATGACACAGGAGTAAAGTTATTAGCATCTACTCCTACATCCCACTGCTTTCCAATTGGAGGAAGTGTACCATGCGAGTGTCCGTACAGCTGCCAGGCTCCGTGGTGGGCCCTTTCCCAGGTTCTCATTGCGTAGTGGCACACAACCACGAACTGACCTTCTATCATCTTTCTCCACATGAACTTCGATGAATCTGGTAACCAAAGGTCGTGGCTTCCTTTGATGAAGATATGATTACCGTTGAGTCGGGTAATAGTACTCAAAGCACAAACTGGTTTCTTAAACCAACCGAAGTCTCCAGCATGGACTGTGATGTCATTCTTTCCAACTACTCGATTATGATTAGCAATCAAGGTTTCGTTCATCTCTTCTACGGTAGCAAAGGGACGATGACAGTACTCGATGATCTTTGCGTGGTCGTAATGCTCATCAGCTGTGAAGAAGTGCATAATTAGATCCTACCAATCTACTAGACCATCTTTAGGACAGTACCACCATATTCCCCTAACATCAGAGCATATTGCGACCGGAACGATCTTACCGCACTTCGGACAAGGAGCTTCTCCTCGGGCACTGTGTCCATTCTCATTTTCTCGTATATTCACTGTATCCTTCGGAAGCATATCTCTTGCGGTCATGTATTATTCTACTCTACTTAGAAGGAAATAGCCTTCGGAAATGCTCCCAGGCCCAGATAGAACATCTGATTCCGAGATGAGCACGAAAGAAGTTGAATGTACAAGTAGCTACCAATCCATCTACTATCACTAGTGGTCCCCAGCCCAACCAGTTGCAGACGAAGAACAGAATATAGCAAAGAGTTTTCATGCGTTGGTCTCCTCAACAACAAGAAGAGGCGGTAGGTTGATAAGGCCTCCGCCTCTTGCTCTCTGAATGGGCTTGTAGCCCAAATGTATTGTTACTCCGAACCAAGGAACAACTTGGTCAGGATGGGGTGCTTCTGTCGCCAGTTCAAAGTAAGATGGCAATCAAAACTCTCAGGACAATTCCGACCAGCACAGCTATTACCACAGGTGTAGCAGACGTGATTTCTCAAGAAGAAGTTTCTAATCTTTCTACGCATGTGAGATCTCCTCTGGTTTCTGAGGGTGGGAGCTGTCATCGGTGATCTCCTCGGCCCCCACCTTACATCTCCATCATCTTGTCTACGCAGCCACCGGCACTGCCATTCTCTTCTTTGTATCGGCCAAGATCGTCTGGGCCGAGCTCTTGGCGGTCTTCTCATCGTAGCCACCTTCGGTGATATACTTCTGGGCAATAGCGTTGATGATTGTCTCATCCAAAGCTTGGTCCGTCGGATTGACAAGCAAGCTTCGGCACAGCTTGACCACACCTTTGACCGGCTTGCGACGCTCGTTCTTCTCCTGCTCCTTAACGATGTCGAGAAGGGTGACCGGCTCGGTCGACACAACGACCTCATTCGGGGACACGAGCTGGAGGACATCTGTGATATGAGCGATGCCCTGCTCCTTGGTTCGGAACTTCTTGATCTGCTTGTCAGAGCTGACACTGGCATTGTACAGTGCCGTGAGCTCGACGATGGTCATGTCGTTCAGGTTCTTCATCTTTGTCTCTCCTATTTAGTTGCTTGTTGGTTTCGACTTATGTTGTTGATTATACTTATAGTATAAAGTCTACTACCAACAATGCCAACTAGAAAAGAGAAAAATGTCAAAAATCTTTTTCCTCCTCAATCGGCTCAGCCTTATCACCTCTTACCTCAGCCAAAATCTTCTGCAAGCCAGCTTCATCCTTCACAGTAGCCACCTTGGCCTCCCCAACAAGGTTCTTCCAGGTCAGGGCATCTCTTTTAGTAAACCAGAGAACCTTCTTCATGTCTACTACGGTAGTCTTGTCGTGTGTAGACACAGCTTCAAAGATGTTAGCTTTCTTCGCTGCTTTCTCACCCTTCTTATCAATAATCGGTAGGTAGGAGGTCAGGTCTAAGTTCTCTATCGGGCGTCTGTAGAGCTTACGCCATGGGTAGATACTCTCTTGTACCTTACTTGCCACCACCGGTTCAGGACGAAGCCGCACAGGTCGTCTAGCAGCAGGAGCTTGGCCAGGGGTCGCCTCTTCGGGCTTCCGTTCACCACCCTTCGCTCCTTCAGCTTCCACTTGACCACCAGCAACCTGTGCAGCTTGAGCTCTCCGTAGCATCTCTTCTTCCTTTTCGATAACATCGGGGCTCTTGTAGAAGTCCTCAATGTTAAAATCTTCGAGTTTCAAGATCTTGTCATTATAATACGCCCAGACCTTTACCAAATCAATCTTCCGACCAGCAACCATCTTTAGAGTCTTGAGGAGTTGTGTAAATGTTCGCATACCAGCTTCGAGACCTTTCCTAAGCTGCTCTTCCTCTGCTGCTGATGTCTCAGCCATGTGAACTTGGAAGAGGTTCGGATCAGGATCCATTCCTTTATAGGCCAGATGAATCTGACAGAGTCTCGTAACCCCGGCAATTATTGCTCGCTGTATCCTTCTTGCTGATCTACTAAATCGAATGTCTAATTTACCAATAGATTCACTTCCTAAGGACCCTGTAGCCTCCGATACATATGCTCCTCCAAGTGCTGGAGGCGTAGCCAATGAGAACGCCAGCTGCTGCCTCAGGTTATCTACATCTACGATCCATCTGATATCTGCTTCCCCACCAATCTTCTCATACTTCAGATCATCACTCGATCCCCACACCGGAACGAAAATATCTTCAATCACTGTTAGAGGGTTCTGTTTGGAATCAAAGCTTGGGTTGTCTGATCCGGTATTGATACTTCGAGCGTGTGTAATCAGAGCTGCGTATTGATCCATTAAGGCAGACACAGCTTCAGAGTTGTTCATGTCCACCTTCATTTTCCAGATGTACCGGATGATGCCCCTCGTCACACGGGCTAACAAGAGGGAGTCTTCTGCCAGTCTCAATCGCTTATACGCTGGGAGGGCGTTAACTGGAATACCTGTGCCATATCTCGTGGTGAGCTGTTTGGTATCTGCTCCTGTAATAAGATGGATCTGTCGCATCTCTGTATAGCCAGGATCATTAAAACGAGGTCGTTTCTTCTTCGCTCCTAGTAATCGGAAGTGCACATATCGCCACGGTGGAATCAGGTCAGCTTTATCACTATCATTCGCTTGTCCTTGTGGGCTATGGTAGAATCCAACCAGAACGCCATTATAATCCACTCTACTGATAGTCATCGGATGCATACTGTCATCTACATTTACTACACCCAGACCCGGAGCACCCACGACCTCCATGAACAGATCTCCATAGGCTGCTGTACTATACGCCCAGTCGTGGATCTTCTCTTCTACTCCAATACGGTCGATGAGGTTTGATAGCTCTTGCTGATACGTAGCACTATCACTTGAGACCCAAACTGTAGAGTTTCTGATTGGATTATATGTTGATGCAACATTGGCGTACAATTCAAGGGCGCTGCCCACAAACCAATGCTCAAGAGATCTTTCTATTTCACTATACATGTTCCATCTATCGTAGCTGACCTGGATATCTGCTTCGATAGAATGTTGTACCATTGAAGCTGTTACGCCTGCTTTTCTTAACAAGGCGAGAGCTTCTTTACTCCACTTCTGATCACCCTTAAACGTATCCGCTGGGATCATTGGAGGTCGTGGACTAATGTCAGGAAGGAGTTGACGAAATGGGTTTGTTGCCATTGTGAGTGAGTTTCCCTTCTCTTCTATTTTATTTTATTTTATTTCTCTTGGGCTTACATACTTAGAGGACTCCTCAAGTCATATTTTAGTATAATCTTAGAGACCTCTGTATATAAATAAAGTACGTTGACTTGACTTCGGGAAGAGTTATGTAGATTTGGTTGGTTTTTATCTAATAAGATGGTGATCTGCTATTTCTTTTGAGAAAGCATCTTCTCTTTCAAGTGCCCAGTTGATTGCATCCCGAGTCGCCTCAATCGCACTTAGGCCAGGTGTGAGTTGTCTTCATTATTCTACCTCATCTAAACATTCGTCCACTAGAGAAATTTCTCCGGTAGCTCTGATTATCAAGATATGTTCTACATTTCTCTTGGTTCGAACCACCACTACCAGAAGCGGAGGGCTAAAAGATATTGTACGGATAGACCATCCAGCTACTGGAGGATGCGTTCCAGTGGAAAGACAATCAAGGAGATACTCCAGAGCTCGAACTGTTTCGCCCATCTCAGAGTGGGTAACAATGCTCCCTAGAAAAGAACTAAAGAGAGCACTATTCACCGTGAGAAGTGCTATATCATCATACAAGTCGAAGAGTTCTTCTTTGGAGAAAGGCATTGTTCTAATCATTCAGTTTGATGAGTTTTAGACTTGGCTTTCCAGGGGTGGGCTTCAAGGGCTCTTGCTCTTCAGGTTTGGGGCCAATAGCGATCTCTTCGTTCTGCATCTTCCACAGAGCCATGTCCTTCGTACAATCGACCAGAATAGCTGGGCCAGCGAACTGAAGCTGAGCTCCAGGCTTACCTAGAGGGTTACCATCAGGACCAGAAAGATCTGTTGGAATCGTAGCTGGAGCAACGAAGCAGATTAAGTCAACATTGATAGGGACGTCCTTGATCACCATCACAGAAATTCCATTCTGCTTAGTCTGTTGAATATTGACAATGTCGAAGTTGACCCATCTCATCTTGCTTTCTCCTCTACTTAGCATTAGTATTTACGTTAGGTGTGGTGAAAGCTGAAGAGGTTACCATAAGCAACGTTGCAACTTCACCACACCTTACACATCATTATACTGCTTCTGGCCTCAACCTTTCCATTGTGTTATGATATTCCCGAACACAATTTCCACAATACTTGCATCCACTCTTGCCCTTCTCACCTTCAATCTTGCCACATGAATAGACCAGTGGGTTGTCCTCATACCGGGCCATGCTCTTTCGCCAGGCATCAGTTGTAATGGCCCAGTACTCATTAAGCGTTCGCTTTCGAAAGATGTAGCCCATAACTACCTCATCAGGATAGCCTTTAAGTATTGCCTCTGGTGTTTTGTGATAAGCCATGAAGGTCAGGACCACTGGAACAGGCACATCTCTATGTGTATAGTATTCTACAGCTCTATCACACAAATCGAGATTCCAGAGATTTGTACGGAATCGAACGAACATGAGATTAGGAGGAACATCCACTTTGTGAAAATCCACATCCGTCATCTTTCCAGGATTGAGAGTCAGTACGACCGGGGCCTGGGCGTAGTCAACTGTTTCGTCGTGCCCCGACCATGTGCGACAGGTAACGATTGGGAAATCGAGATTAGGAATCGCTGTATTGTAGAACTTGTGCTGGTAGTTCTCGGTTGCATCAAGAACTAACTTCTTCTGCACATTCGAATCATGTCCATCATTAACTCTTATAATAGCAGTTGTATTTTTCGGAGGCATGTTGGGCAGATTGTCAAACAGAGGTTCAAGATAAGACCTCCCCGATTGGAAGAAGCAATCTTCACAGTTGTTAGGGCATACTCCGGTCTGCGGAATCGCACACAGGATACCACTGCCTTTGGTTTTAGGATTTTCGATGTACATATTACTACCTTTCACTCAAAGTTTGGGTTGATCCAATTAACAATCCACTCTTCCTGATCTTTTATCGTTCGGTTTCTGTTATCAACAATCTGGTCAAATAGAACAGGATTTTTTAACCATGTAGCATGCATATCCTGGATCTGAGTCTTCTGCTCTGTTGTAAGCATCTCAGGCCTTATAGCACGGAAGATATTATTCGTATTAAGATCCCACCGCAGCAAGGTAGCCCACATCGCTGTGTCTAAAGCTGTCTCACTTTCATGCTGATCTTCAAACTCGAAAGGTGCCCGCAACAACCGGACAACCTTACCACCATGCTCCTGAATATATCGAAGCTCATTGGGAAACCGAACATCTGGTGTGAGGACTAAAGGAACAAGCGTCTGTTCTGGCTTCAGAGGATAAAGAACACTTTTTAGAGATTTTCCATAAGCATTGATCCAGCAATCACCATAAGTATGCCGAAACCAATCAGTGCCTACTAACTGAAGCAGTTGACGCACGGTTTTACCACAAGGCAAGACAGTGTTCTTCTTCTCATCAGAGTCCAGATTATCAACACGCCAATCCCACTCTGGTGGAACGAAGCAGTCAATAACGATTTCTTTGAGCTTGTCAGCGAACCGGAGCACCTTCCAACATGGAAGCTGGGTTTTCAAGATATTAACGAATGTACTCTTCCCACCCTGCTTCTTCGCTGACACCCCTATGATGTTCATCTGTGAATCCATCTCCTAATCCTTATTCTGAAATTGAACAACTTGTAGCTGAGCTTCTTCAAATACTTCGTGTACCAGGACTTACTCTTCTCAGCCTCAACCTGTGCAGTGAACTTCTGACGGTACATCTCAGCAAATAATTGTCTTAGATTACTAAAGGAGCTGTCAAGTTGATGTTTCTGTTTTCGGTTTTTCATCTTTCACTCCACCTCTTGCAATATCTCTTCCAGGCCAGTCCTTTCCGCAGAAAATCACTCCGCCTCCCTTGCCTATCAATCGTCTCAGCATCTTGAATCCGCAGTTAGGGCACTTCTTCAACAGTTCTGCTGTGATAGACTGAAAAGTTTCGAATTTGTGCTGACACGCATCACAACAATAATCATAATGTGGCATATACTCTACTCAATGCAATCCCCAGGCTCTAAATTCAACATTCGAATCCGATGCTTAATTCGAAGAAGGCTGTCATGTATTCTACTGCTAATAGTATCACTGCACAACCCCCGCATGGCCGCAATCTCATTCAACGGAAGCTTCTGAATTTGATGAAGAATGATAAGCTCGAGCTCCTCCTGAGATATCACGTTATCATTGAGCATTCTTTTGAACACTCCATCGAGACACTCAGAAGTATTCTCTTGACACAAACCTTCTTCTGGTGGCACCCAGATCTCTTCAAGTTCTGAAGCATTTATTACTCTCGGATGGGGAAAAGCTTGCAGGATCTCATTCTTGATATATGAAACAAGCCAAGCTGGAATTTTCTCAGGATCTTCTTTAGTAGGAATTCGGAAGGTAGCTTTGTAGATACCTACAGCACCAGTGTGATACAAACTATCAAGGGCTTCGTTTCTAAGATGTTTATAATGATGTCGAAGCTGATGAACTACGTGCAAAATCAGCAAATGGGTTTTTGTCAAGATCTTTTTGAACATCTCATCATCTTGTGTTCTCTGATACTCAGATACAAGATCTCTCAATACCTCATTTGATATTCTCCGAGCGTCCATTTCTAAATCCTTTGGTGATATGAAGTTATAAACCTTTGTAGTATCATATCATTATACTCACACCTACTAGCCCTGGTGAATGCCCCGCATACGTTTGAGCATGGCTTCGTACCTTTTTAGATGCTCTGATTGAAGTTGCAAAGAAGATTCCACAGGTTTTTTCAACAGATCAATCCCTGCTACAGATGAGAGCATCCTGGAAATCTCATCCTCATCTTTTGGCAAGGACTTCCTCATCAATTCTGTTAGCACCTCTATATCAGGGGGAACCATACATCGCTCTATAGCCAAACTAACTGATCCAGCTACTGCATCCGCAACATCCTTTGATCCCCTCATCACTATCTCTCTAGTATTTCCATCTTCGAGAAACTCCAGCTCAGCCACCTCATCAGGGTGATCTATTTTATTCTTGTCTGGATCATCTTCAAGGTTCTTAAGCTCAAAGTGTAAGTACGGATTGAGAGGAGTTGACCAAAGACCCTCAAACACTCTGTTTCTGAAGTCTCTATACCGGTTAGGACTCTTGTCCATTGATAGGTCGCTACAGACCAGCCCAGCCCTCTCAAGAATCTGTTTATCGCTCTCTGTAGCAATAGACAAATCGTAGGACACTTCGTTGATGTTGAATCCATGAACTACCTTTAGATCCAGAATCAACTTGCGTACCTTGTGAAGAGGTATCCTGTCACCTGGATGACCCCGTATCCTCATTGCAAAGTCCGTGTAAGCCACAGCTACTTTGTCTACTCGGAATGAACCATCGCTTTCCTCAGCAGTCCTCCTAGCCCAACCAGAGATGCATGACATAGCCAGTCCAAGAGAATCACCATCACCTGAGAAGGCGAAGTCCACATGTAGGAACCTTGGAACGTTCCGAGGGATCTTAATAACAGAGAGATCCAGAAAATCGAGCAGGTTCACCTCATCATTGAGTCCAGTCTCAATTGTCATCAACTTGACAGGATTTGGATCACTTGTATAACACTTTACCAAGGCACTCTCAGATGGAAACAACTTCGTCCTTCGAATACTCGAAGTGGAAATACCTGCAATGTCTCTTAGCGCCCCTATAATATCTTTTACAAAAGGCTCAGAGTACTCAACAGGAACCTCAATAATCTGAAATCCATCCAGAAGCGCTTTCTTCAGATCCTCTTCAGTATCCAGAACCCTTGGAGGATTATGAACATCTCCAATACTGACCTTGAATTTCTTTCCACAGTAGTGACTGGAGGGTTTAGCATCCCAAATCGGAATATCAACAATCACGACACTCTTAGAATTTTTGTATTTTGCAATGAAAGCGTTAAGAAATGCCAAACGATCTTGCTTCGAAGCTACCAAAAAGAATCGACCAATAGTCTCCCCATGAATTACAAACCGAGTCTCCAGTCGACGTCGGGCATTTTCATAGGCCTGAAGAACTTTTTGCCGCTGTATATTGGTTGCTGCGGGGGAATCAACTTCATCCATCAAAGCTATAATAACATCTTCGCCTTGCGATCCGAAGCCTTGAACAAACGGGGAAGCAAAAGTGTACTTAATAAGAGAAAATTCAACTCGAGGGTGAAGTTCAGAACCCACAACATTCCCATGGGCTCTAAACCAGGGAGAAGCTAAGAGATGACTTTGAAACAAGGCATACGATCGACTCTCACTTTCGCTCTTGGTGAGGTTGAAAAACACAATGGACATTTGTCCACCAGATGTTAGCCCGAAGTGAGCCCAAGGATCTTTCAGGCAAAGTATCCGGCACAAAGTATACAGAGCCCCATAAACCGCCGCTCTGGTTTTTCCTGTTCCTATGGCACCTGTATACACGTACAGGAATTTACTATCTTCTTTAGCTACTACATCTAGAGAATCTTTCCAAACTGGATAAACTACTTTTCCTTCACCAGTAAGATTACCAAGATATTGCGGACTACGAAGAAATTCCTCCATAGTAGGGGGCTTCTCTTTGTAATTCAAAGAGATAGTATAGTCAAGATAGTTCTTGATCATGCCTTGACTATTTGGAGCTGTCTTCGCCATTGGGTGTGCTTTTTTCTGAACTTTCGAACGTTGCTTCAGTTGCTCCCTCTGCAAGCTTCCGAAGATCATGTATCAAGTGTTCTCTTTCGACAGGTGACATGTCATCCACCTTCTGAGCTATTCGTGCATCAATCTGAACCGGACCAGTAGTAACTTGGTTATTTTGCTGCTGTCCAACAATAAGAAAATTCTTCTGATTAACAACTGGGGCAGATTCTTGTGGAGCTGTGAAACCCATCTGCTTAGCAAAATTGATCAGGTGATCAGACTCTGCTCGCATTTCCTGAATGAGCTTGATTTTCAACTTCTGCAGCGCTTCATTACGAACAACACGAACACCACAGTTGATACTGCACTTCGCACAAACATAGTAAATGTTCCCACCCAGCCCATGTTCCACCACTGGAGCTTCGCAACAGACAGACTCCATAGCCTCATCCTTACCATCCCACAACTGGAACATCGCTTCAAGCTTAGCACATCGTTCTTGTGAGCCTTGAACAATCTGTCGTGATAAATTAGCAGCTACTTGAACAGCTACATCTTTGTCCATAGTCCGTTTGAATCTCTGCTTGATCCGGACAACTTCTTCCACAGAGATATCGCAGTTGAAGATCTCTGATGCCTTCTCAGCGACCTTCTTCATATCCTGAGGATATCGCAAGATCAAAAATCTGACCTGCTCTTCCCAATTTAATTTCTGGATATTATGACTCATTACAAAAACTCAGAACTCCACTACTCCACTAATATCTGCCACACCACAGAGTACGATAGAATACTCTTTTCCATCTGGGGCGGTTTCGATATGCCGCCAGGGGACTGTCTGATCATATTTGACGTAAATGCCAGGCACTAGGTCTTTCGGAACGCTACGCCACCTTCCCTTATCAGTGAAGAACCCCGGCCCCACTGCCAAGAGAATCCCAATACCTTGTCCATACTCCTGACGAAGCTTCTCCGGTATCTCAATCACACCACCAGGAATATACTTCTCCGGAGGAGGGCATGGAAAGATAAACACTCGATCAGCCGTTGGCCGCCAAGGAAACCTCACCTTGCCCCGAACATGGAACGGTGTTAGTTGCTTCATTGAAAACCTCAATCTTTGCATTCGTAGGTAGCAATGTTTCCTTCGGACTCCTGAACATCCACACGATAGCAGGTTGGTATCTTGAGACAGATCCATTCAGCGATGTTTTCCGCTGTAGGATTGACATCCAGAACATCATTCAGATACTTATGATCAAGGGCATCTACTACAACCTCTTTGATTACTGTAAAGTCGACCACCATTCCATTGTTAGCCTTGACCTCTTCATCTGTGGCTTGGCAGTACGTAGTGACTATCCAAGAGTGGCCGTGAAGATTTTGGCACTTACTTCTGTAAGGCAGATCTAACTTATGTGCCCCCGCTATTTCTATTCGTTTCTGAATTCGGAACATCTTTCTCTCCTATTACTTTTCATCTGGTACTTCATAGATTTCACTAAGATGCCTATACATTTCTCCACAGCCCATTCCACATCCGGCCAAGAACTTATCACCTGTGTATCTGAAGCCTGCGATGGTGGGGCCAAGTTCAGCAACCCCTGTCGTATTGATTTTGTGAACCAGGGCTGCTGTCCTCAAGTGGGCTGGCTTCATCAGACTGATAATCTCGAAGGCCTTCATCATCGTCGCTCCAGTGTCCCAAATATCATCGATGATCCAGACATTTGAGTCCTGAACATCTTCAATAGATAAGTCAAGAGTTGAGGTAACTTTCATCTGATCGGGTTGGCGACCATTTCCATAGCTGGAGATTCCCATGTGACCAATTCGAACATCTTTAACGTAGTTATCAAGATGATGAAGAATTTGGTATGCAGTCCAAAGACCCCCTTTGAGAATAGCAATAAGAACCAGAGTGCCAGGTATCTTTCCTACAATTCTACCAAGCACTTCTCCTGCGATGTTGAGACGGAGATTTCGAATCGCTTCCTCTACATCTATTTGAGAGTAAAGAAGACTCCAATCTTGTGTTTTCATCTAATCTTCTCCACTGTGCTTGTTCCATTGGTAATAATCACACGGTATGACACATCTGCAATAGAAGCGAGCTCTTGCTCATGCGTTACCAGAATGAATTGCACACCAAGACGTTCCGAGAGGCTCTTGATCATCACACCAATCGCCTCAAGGCGTCCTGAATCCACATTTTTCAGGGGCTCATCAAAGATAAGAACTGGTTCAGTCCTGTTAACTTGTAGTGCCCAGAAGGTAACCCTGAGAACAAATGAGCAGACATCAACTACCCCACCCCCAAGTTCATCTTTCAGTGAATGTTGATAGTCGTCGATGACGACCCACATCTGGGCCTCGGCCTGGCTTCGGCTCACTGTACTCTCAATCTCGAATGAGTAATTATCACCAAAGACGTAGTGAAGAGCTTCAGTGACCAGAGCTTCAACCACACCTTTGAACTCTGTCTGGGCCAGAACACCTACAGTGGTAATCACATTCTGGGCAGATACTAGGTTAGCGAGCTTCTCTTTAAGGTTCAGGAGCTCGTTCTGACTCGCTGCCAGTTGTGATTCCAGGAGCTGTTTCTTGGTTCTGGTCTCCACCAGAAACGTTCTGTACTTGCTCAATGTTGTCATCTACTGGTACCGGAACATATAATTCGATTTTGGTTCCTATCTGGAGCTTCGCGACAGGAAACGTCAGTGGTTGGGCAGGCGACATATTTACATGGTCGTGACCTTTTCCATCGAAGGTCTTCCACATCTTGAAGCCGGTGATGTCATCACTCCCCAGGACAGCATAGCCAGCAAGCACCAGCCTAGTGTGCAATGGCTGTTCTTTCCCCGTGCTCACCCCGGGCTTGGCATGATGAACCTTTCGGCGGTGATGGTTACGGTTTTTGGGCTGAGCCATTCAAACCTCCTGTGCTTGGCGCTATAGCTATTTGTATAATCTGCTCCAACTCTGTATTGAGGGCTTGAAGACCTTGTTCGGTCTGGGCGATCTCCTCGCCTATTGTATTGAGCCTCTCTACTGCGGCCTCGACAGTATCTAATTCGAATCCTTGTTTCAGTTGAGTCCTCAGCTGGTCCTCTTGACCCTGACGTCTCTGCTCGCGATTCCGGAGGTCTTGTATTTGCTGTTCCTTACGACGAAGATCAGCTACTATATCACTCACTTTATAGCCTCCTCAAGAGCACTATCAAGTTCATCTTTCACACCTTGACCAACATTCATCTTGTCCATAACACGAAGCAAAATACTCTTCCAACCTTCTGATGCTCCTCTCGAGTTGAGCATCTTTTCTATGAATCTCTCGAGCACATTTGTATTCTTCACTTCAGGTGATGACAAATCGAACACGGCCTCGGCCGGCTCGATCTGCAACTCATATGTCTTCACTTGAAGATCCGGGATGCTGACAACACACACTGAAGGTTTCAGATCAAACTTCAGGTCGGTCATTGTCTGTCTAACAATGGCTCCAACATTGATAATCACTCGACCATTCCATCGATCAACAAATGGGTAGTGATAATCTCCAACTAACACCAAATTATAGTCCTGATGAACTCGAAGAAATGCTCGGGGCTCTTCAAGTACTTGTCCCGGGAATAGCGGACGATTTCCAATCATCCGATGGGTGACTAAAATGTTAAAGTCGTCCCGGCTCTGCACCTTAGGAATCATCTCACCAAACGAAGCTCCATAGGCACGAACTCCTGGCATGATTACTATGGAATAGTGATCTAAGATCTGCACCACACCAGCAGACTCAAGAACCCGGATAGGACTATTTGGCAGTGTATTAACTGAGTGTCCTGCTACATCATGTTGACCCCAACAAGATAAAATAGGACTTTTCTTCGTTCGTAAGTACTCAATCAGTGTAGCCTTCACCCGATTAGCTACCGTCGGAGAATCAAAGAAATCTCCAGCCTGGAGGACAGCTTGACATCCTTCAGAGTCAAAGATTCCATACGCCTGATCCAGCTTGTTCATCTGGGTAGCGAAGTAGTTGTCTCTTCGTCTTTTTGGTGCTACATTGGTGAAGTGAGTATCACCTAGGAGACCAATCTTGATTGATTCCATGCTGCGAGATCCTTGTTAAGTGCATGTATGAACAGCATGTATGATTCGTCTATCATCATCTGATACAGCTTTTCATCGTTCCTGTCCTTCGCCAGCCAGAGATTAGTACGATCGGAAACGAACTTCTGAAACAACTCCACAGTACCAGGTCGAACACATTCAAGGTGAACAACCTCTTCGCCATGCATAAGAACAGCGATATCTGCTCCTGAGATACCAAGCCGACTGCATTCCCGGCAACACATGTCTGCTTCCCGGGCCTGCTGTGGATCCCAATGTCGGGGTGGTGTGATCTTCTGAGTCTTGACAGGATTTGCTTCGCTTCTCATTTGCTGTGCTCCAGTAGATGCTTCTGTGTTACTTTTGTTAGAGGACTACTGCACCAAGGACACGTAGTAAGCTGAAATAGAAGTTTTTGCTTTTCCTGCTCCATCTTACTCACTGAATCATCTGCCCCTTGACCTTCATTCACGCACTTTCTAAGTGCTTCTACAATCGTATACAGCTTCTGAAGGTTGGTGCACAGTGTATTATACTGTTGGACCAGCTGTTCTCTTCTACTTAGCACCTCGTCAAGATTGGCTGGGAACACAACCTTATTCGCACAAGCAGACCTCAATCCTTCAATGAGAGCTTGGAGAGCATGGTACAAGCTTCTTTGTTGCAAGAAAGCTTCGGATTTCTGAATAATATCACTACTGATCTGCTGTAATCGTGTTTCAGGGAGATTGATCTTAGCCTTCTGAACAACAATCAACTGATCCACTAAACCTTGAAGTTTTTGGTGTTTCTTTCCAAGTTCTACCTTCTTACTCTCAAGTTCGTCGGCCTGATTGATCAATAGTTCGAGTTTCTCCAGATCAACTGCTGAGATAGCAGAGAACTTCTCTCGTGCAGACGTCAGTTCTGCCTCCTTATCCGTCATGCTTCCTTTGCACGAACGAATCCTCGATGTGATAATGTCCGAGACCTTATCGATTTGCTCCATTCCTGTGACCTGTCGAATCTGAGTAGCAACAGAGCCTGGGCTATCAAACACGAGGAAGTATGGAGCGAACTGAGATTGGATATTTGTCTCTCGGAGATTTAGGGCTTGGAGAATGTCCTCCGGTGGATTACTACCAAAGGCCGTGAAGGGATATTCAGTAGCACCATTTAGAATATACGCGTTCTTTGTCTTACTTCGTATCCTCTCAACTGTAACTACTGTCCCGTTAGTCTTCTTCTCTTCCAGTAAGACATCAGCTTCATCCTGACCATTGCGAATGAATTGCACACCAAGAGGCCTATTAGTCAGTGCCCAATTCACTGAACGGACACAGGCGGTCTTGCCCGCATTAGACTGTCCTACAATCACGTTAACACCAGAGCCTAGTTCAATGACCGAGTCCTGGTGGGATTGAAAGTTCCGAATTCTAAGCTTAGTCAGCATGAGACGTATCTAGCAAAAGGCCTATCTAAAATGTTGACAGGATGGGCTTTAGTCACTCGGTTGAACACTCGGATTTGATTCTCCTTGAGGTCACAGAGCATAATCTGACCTCTCCGTAGAAACATCTCGGTCCTGAGTAGCTGTGCCAACCAATACGCATCGGTCAAGTCAGTCCCTGGACCATCATACTCCTCAACCTTTGTTGGATTCTTAATTCCAACTTTCTTCGAGATGGTCTTGAGAAGAGCTTTGGGGAAGAAGACACTTCCTTTTTGATCTATAATAGGCAGCTGGTCAACCATATCCTTCTTCAGGGCATGGCCATTAGCGGCCCCAAACAGCTTCACACTATCTGGATCGTGGAGCCGAAGAAGTCCACCCCCGGCCAGGAACATATTCTTTACGATTCCGGTCTGTTCTGCTATTTCAGCAAATCTAGTGGACTGACTCGCATAGCCGTAGTCTTCGATAGCAACAGTAAAAGCATCTGTAGGCCAGACTTGATTAGTTAGGAAGTGGAGGATTTCTTTGATCCGGAAGAAGTGCTCAGTCTCATGATCGAGATCCTTCGGCATCTTATAGAACAGGCAGTGCTTCGGATCAATAGCTTCGAACTTCTTCACATCTATCATGTAGGAATAGTTCACTACAGATCCAGAATCATCAAGCTCGACAAATCCAAAATGTCGCAGAGAAATATCAAGTCCGAATATTCGCATCAGAACACCCTCTGCTTACGAGGTTCCATTCGATACACCTCTTCCCAGACCTTAGCAACATACTTCCGAAGATTGATCTCCTGATTATGCTCTTCTATCCATCCAACCCACTCCATCATTCGTTTAGAGACGAACTTAGCAGTACCACCACAGCTACAAGGACCTTCAATCGTTTGGATTGCTCCACACTTGTCACAGACCGGAATCTTTACCTGGCAGGTCATCTTGTAGGACTCTTCGATTCCTGTATCATTTTCAGCCAGGAAGGAAAGACTTGATACAATATCATCCATTCCATAATCAAAGAGAATTTTGAACTTCCCTGACCGAAACGGAGGAGCAACCTTGTTCTTAGAAACTTTGAACTTCACCCAAATACCTATCTCTTTGTTGGCGGAGTTGGTTACTTTTTTATCGTGCTTCAGATATAGCCGGACTGAAGTGTAGAACTCAGGTCCCCGACCACCTGTAGTTGTCTCACCTCCAAAGGGAGATCCAACATCATCTCGAGTCTGATCAATGATAAAGAGAGTCATCCCTTTATGAGCTAAGTCGTGAGTGTATTTCCGAAGACCAAGTCCAATCTGCTTGGGACGGGTTGCACCATATCCTTGTTTGTCCATGGACTTTTCGGCTTCCCAGGCGGTCGGAAGAACAGTGAGGGTATCAACAACCCCGAACTTCGGTTTACGAGTGGGCAATTCAAGAATGCCTCCGAGCCAACCATCGAACAACTCTTCGACAGTTGTTGGCTGATCACCTTTCTTATACGACTCACCTTTACTCTTGACATACCCATAATAGAAGTTCTCATGATGACAATCCAGACCATAAATCTTAGCAAAGGTCGGATCGAATGTATGCTCAACATCAGCTAAAAACGCATGATTTCCAGATCGTAAAGCATATCCCATTGCAGTCGTCGCAATCACGGTCTTAGCAGTACTGGCCCCACCATAAACTTGTATGATCCTTCCTACAGGAAAACCACCAGGAGACCGATTTGAAACTGCTAAATCCAGAACTTGGCACCCTGAAGAGCACCAATTAGTAACTTCTGGAAGATCAACAAAGTCAACAGCTTCTGCCGTCTTCTTGATTTCTTGTGCAAGATCTTGTGTCTCACCCATTACTTCCCACCCCTATATTTTCTTCTCTTGAGGCCTCAGTCTCATGCTCCACTGCTGTATGTCTACGGAGGTCATTGATTCGTTCCTCTGTTACCTTTACTAGACCAGATTTCTGTGGAGCCATATCATCTTTGGTCGAGAAGTACTCATGGATGTAAAGAGCAACAGCATCTTTAATCATTGATTTCCGCTGTTCAGCAGCAGCGATGAGTACATTCGCACAGTCGGCCAGATACTGTGCCTCTGTAGCTGATTGTAGTGCTCTACGGTAGTCATCATGGGTAATAACTCCATCTTCAAGTGCCGACTCCGTGAGCTTAGCAATCCCATACGCTCCAGTATTCTCACGTATTGCCTTCCTGAGCCGAGAGTGCTCTAGATCCAAGAAGTCTTTGGCATTGCGAGCATCTCTCTTCAGCTCTGAAACGAACTCACCAACGTCAGCATACATAGCGGCTTGGCCAACGCATTCTTCATCCAGGCGGGTTCGGTCGATGGGCATTCTAGACTTCAGCTCACGGAGTCGGTCTTGTAGTACGGACATGGTCTTATACTCCTTGTTTCAATTGAGCAATACGGTCACGAACTTCAGGGCTCACTCCACCAGCAGGAGCAGAAGCCTCACCACGGGAGCGAGTCTCTCCACCAGGAACTTCAGCTTCACCCCGGGCACGAGTCTCTGCTACTATTACCCCTGAAGGACCATTAACCCGCTGGACTTCAACAGATTGAATTGGTGTTTGAGCAACAACCGGCGGAGAGGTCGGAGACTGAACAGCGGCCTGAGGAAGCGGCGTCTGCGGTGGTGTAGCTTGTGGAACCTGCCCTCGGGTCTCAGAAGCCGGATCCTGAACAACACCAGGATTAGCTTCTCCAGGACTTCTTGCCCCACCACGAACCTCACTACCACGCGTCTCAGAGGAAGGAACTGAGAGCTGTGCGAGCTCTGTAGATACCTCAGCATAATCCGGTTTCAAGATAAACTCTTCAAAGTCATCTGGAGCGTTCTTGTACCAGGACTCCGGAGGCTTCTCACCCGGCATCAACCTAAAAGCCAAATACTTAGTATTCAGACCTGAACCAACTCGATCGAACACAACGTCCATACCTTCATCACGCGAGCTGATGTCAATAGTTCGTTGGGTTCGAGGATCCGTAGACAGTGCTACAATACCGTCCTTAATTGCCACTGGAGCATCAAACCACAGAAGACCCTTCCTCTCGGTATCAGCGCTGCGGGTGTCATAGACAAAAAACAAGTACCGAGAGCTTGGCCACAGCTCTTTGATACGAGCATCATCAGGATTGGCGGCCTTCAACTTCTCGGACAGGTCACACACAGCACACCGCTCTCCGTACATCTTCTTGGAGCAGATGTAGGTCCGATCATCAGCACCAACATGGTGGTGAATATAAATCGGCTTTCCGTAGAAGGGCTTCTTATCAATTGGATATTTTGAGAAGTGAAGGTCAATGACCCTCATAAAATTAGAGCCAGGCATCGCCTTGTACTGCTGGATCCCTACTCGTTCCAGGGCTCTAACATCAACATAGTTAAACTTGCCTGAAGTACCTTCTCGAGTCTTTCTCTGTTCATCTGCAATTGATTCTTGACGACCCATTGTTTGGAACCCTTAAAAAAGTAACTTGTTACTGGCTAACTTGTACCAGTGCATATCTGATGGTGTACATTCATTATACTGTTCGAAGAGGCGGAAGGTATGGATTCTCGGCAAAGCATGCTTGAGCCACAAGGGCCCCCAATTGAGCCCTACTTCCGTAAAAAACACTCACTGAAAAGATCCGAATCAGATGTGCCAGGTCAAGTGCCTCCCTCGCATCAGAAGAGGTAACCAGCTTTTTATACAAATATCCTAAAATGGACTTCCTAACGACTTCGGGTTCCTCTGCGATCTTATCAAAGGTCTGAATAATCACTTGCCACTTCTGCTGACGCACCAGAGGAGAACCATACATCAATTTGCATATCTCAATGACCTGGACATCTTTCTCTGTGCCCTTCACCAGCATCTGAAATGCTTCATCTACATTAGTAATGTCCTTGAGTGCTTCCAGAGATACCAGAGCTGCTCTCGGTGAACCTTCACAAGTACAAGCAATGCCCTGGATGATCTGTGGGTCTACTTTGAAGCCCTTCTTCTGACAGGCACAGTCCAAAAGAGCAATGATCTTCAATTCACCTAACTTCGAGACCTCATATGGTGTACATCGATTCCGGACAGTAAGAATAAGACTATTCGGATCAGTAGTACAAAGGACGAAGTAGCAGTGAACAGGTGGCTCCTCAAGTACCTTCAGAAAAGCTTCCTGGGCAGCCTTGGTCAACTCATGACACTCGTCAATGATGTAGGTTTTAGGCTTGCCTCCCAGAGAGGACAATCCGGCCTGGGCACTAATCTCTCTTACAGTATCAATACCTCTGGTGTTGGCTGCGTTGTACTCAAAGATGCTATTCTCATCTGACCCAAACTCATGGGCCAGAATTCGCCCGAGAGTAGTCTTTCCACATCCAGAAGGTCCAAAGAAGAGAATGGCATGGGGACGAGTGGGGCTCTTGAGCATCTTCGCAAGAGCCCCAACAGTCGTTTCATTTCCAACCACTTCGGCAAGACAGGTCGGACGAAGTTCTTGATACAATCCTACTGACACGCATGTACTCCTTAGACTTTCTCGTGCTTTGTCAACTGATGGCACGAGGGGCATAAGTTGTATTCGTGAGTAACTCTACCAGCAATGCTCTGAAGGGCCCGGGCACCAGAGGTGGACATCTTCGAAGAGTAAGTACCAACCCTCGTGATGCTGTTCCAAATATCGTACATTGTTTTTGGGCCTGCCCCACCATTTTGTGTGGCAGCTTCAGCAACGATCTCCTTCTGTGTCCGGACCGGGATGCCAAACTTGCGAAACAGGCTGGCCAGCGTATCAGGAACATGGCCTTCAACTCCGACCTCGGTCAGATGCTTAATACGATCAAACTCACCATTGAGAGCCCCCAACGAGCCTTGCGTAGCATTTCGGACCCAAGGACTAATAGGCTCGTTACTATCACTGCGGTGTGACCACTGGCTGATGTTCTCATATACAATGGCACCGTTGACACAGATGGCCCGACAAATGTACGGAGCGATCTCGATCTTGTGTTCTCCGATAATGGAATTCTGAAGGTCAATTCCACCATGAAGAACATCGCCGGTGATGGTTTCAAATACGCGATCAGTAACAATAGAAATGCGTGAGTGATCCAAGCGACTGAACACCTGATGATAACCCAGGACGTGATCGGCACCAATGATCTCCTCAGCAGCACCAAGGAGTTCAGTGTTGTTGTAGTACTGCGGACGATTGGCATTACAGCCAACAACTACACCATCGTAAAGAAAGAACCTAAGTTTACCATTAGCACCACCTCGATACCAGTGGTCCAAGTTTCGGAACAGAAGGTCTGTCGGGCACTTCCTGCTGTAAGACTCAGGAATACCAACACCTCGAGCGGCTTCTTGCAGACCTTCGGTCGTCATCTGGTGTTCCTTTTTGTTGAGGGTAATGACTGGGGCACCTTTATCATCTGTCTTGAAGAAGATCTCCGACTTCAATCCAAGCTCCGCATCTACATGTGTGAGCCCCTCAGTAGGTTCAAGGATCTTCGTCACTTGTTCCCGGGTCATGAGGTTAAGTACTGGCTGTGACATACTTTGTGTACCTCCAAAAAGGTGTTTATTTACGGAAGATTATACTGGTCTCACAAGCAAGAATCTCTCGAGAAAATTCCTATATTCTAGTTGGCTTTCGGACTAGTTGACTATATACTATATATTGTAGACAGTCAATAAGGCAACCAAAACCTAAGTCAGGAGATACGAAGATGAATCAAAATCCGGAGAATATCACAAACAAAGACAAAGCGATTGAGTTCTTCAAGAAAACCCAAGAACTCATGACTACTTTGTGGGCTCGGTGGCAGGATGAGAAGCAGTACGAAGACATCAAGGACTACCAGATGCCTCTCAATACAATTGCTACCTCGTGCGGGGTGACAATCATGAAAATGAACAAGCGACCTTTTGGTTGTGATATCCAAGTTGGGGATCAGGCATTCCAACTGAGGATCAACAGTCAGAACTACTCACTAGTAACTCGATAGTTGAGTCCCTGCAATGGCCACCTGATACGCCTTTATCTTGGGTGGCCATTGCAATTCGTGACTAATCGACCACATTGTCTCTGTAACATTCACTCCCATCGCCTCGGGACAAGTTGTAACGAACAGCCCTAGATGCTCAGCCTGAAAGGCTTCTATCTCCCGTCGAAGAACCTTCCGAGCGGAGCCCTGCCAGTAGAGACAACATTGTTTCTGTCTGTCTGACCACTCAGGGTGCATCATTCCCATTCTCTTCAGATGCTTCTCTATATCAAAGACGTTCCAAATGACCCACGTTGGTTTGGTCCAATCGAAAATTTGTGTAACCAGAGGACATCCTGGTGGACATGAAGATCTCTTTCCAAAGTTAGGACACCCCTTCGGATGACCAGGATATGATTTGTAGCACAGATCTCTAACGGAAGGATCTATAATCAGATGTACCTCTGCATATGGCATCACTTCACCTCAACCCAGTTCTTAACTTGTCGGCAGGTTCCACACTGCAATGAATGAGTAATCTGCTTGCGACCTTCAGACAAATCTTTTTTGTCTTTCGAGTGACCCATCGGTCCATGCACGTGACAGAAGTCACAATCACCAAATTCAAGGTTCGTAAGATCGTACCAGTTCGTAATTCCCACTTCCCATTCAACTCCAAGGGGAACGATTCCTTGCCAATCAAATCTCTTAGCACACATGATCTCAGTCACAATTTGCACCATTTCCTCAGCCTCACTCGGCACTGTATCAATCGTGACACTATCATGGATTTCGAAGACGGGTCTTGATCGAAGACCCCGCTCAGCAAAAACTTTCTCTATCTGAATCAACGCTCCCACCATCAGATGGAACGCTGGACCTTGGATAGGAGTATTGTAGAGTTTGTTAATGGTGAGAGGCCCGTACCGACGGAAGCCGGACATACCTTCTACATATCCACAGTCCCGATACATCTCAATCGTTCGGCGTTGCCAAGTCCTGACACCATAGAACTCATTCCAGAACTTATCCTGAACGAAGGCGATGTGACCTTCGGGGGCTGTAGGAAACTTGCGGGCTATCGAATCAGCTGTAGCTCCATAGAAAGATGCGAAGATGAAACCATTCTTACTCTCATATCTCTCATCACTAGTAATTAGGTCAAGAGGCTTCCTATAAATTTCACCTGCCCATCTCTTATGTGTATCAACACCTTGGATGATCTGTCGTGTGAGCTCCTGGTCCTTCGAGGCCATTGCGATCACACGCACTTCCAGACCGCTATAGTCTACTTCGAGGAGAATGTTTCCAGGAGTCGGAATGATAATGCGGCGGAACTTCTTCAGCTCCTTATCATGCTTAAAAACATTTTGGATGTTGGGTGAGTCGGAGCTTGATCTATAAGTATCAGCAATATGTAAATTGAAGATAGGATGAACCAAGCATGCTGTATCCATCAACCTTCGATAGTTGGCAGCTCTTTTTAGAAGGGTACCACATTTCCTATACCGGAACAGATTCTTAATTAGCTCTTTAACATTCTCATTATCTGTTTTCTTCTGAATCATCTCCAAGGCTTCTACATCTGCAGCTCCTCTCTCAGTCTTAGTCTTCTTGAAAAGAGGTACCTGATACACCCCATACAGAATTTTGCCCATTTGCGAGGTGGACTCAGGATTAAATCCTTTGAAGCCTCTGGTATCCACATTCTCTTGTAAGTACTGAACAACACCAGGAGAGCTCGCCATGGCTCTAACGCGAGACTTCTTCTCCTTCTCATACTTCTCTTCAAGGTCTTTCAGGACATTGACATCAATCAAAACACCCCTTCTTCGCAGCTCAACCAACACCATCGAGCCCCTCTGGAGAAGGTCATTGAATTCAAGAAGACGACCCTCTCTCTGGAGGCGGGGCAACTGGTGGTAGTAAGACATCAATGTATACCGAGCATCCCAACAGTTGTAGTGAAAGATTTTTAGCGGGTCTTCCTTACGAAGATCTTTACAATTGACCATTTCCTTGTAATCATGGCCACACATCTCAAAGACCTGGAACGCCAAGGAAGTCGTAAGTGTATTGCAGTTCAGAACGTGCTGAGCCAGCATCGTATCATGTATGAAGTTTGACATCGGCTGATGGAGATACTCGCGATTCCACAGCTCTTCCATGTTCAGATTCTGCACAAGTTTTGGAGTTTTGCTGGTCAAGAAACGTTTCCATGCCTCAAGTATATAGCCCTGCTCAACAAGATTAAAATACTTCTGTCCTGTGGCAGGATTGACCAGACCAAATGGGATGAAATAACCTAGATCTACCTTGTTAGTAAAGCTAATAGACAGAAGCTCGGCCTCAGGTTCGAAGGGCGTAAGTCGGAAGGTTTCGTAGTCATAACCTACTGGGTCGACTGATTCGCACATCTCATTGACAGCCCGAATCGCTTCATTCGTATCTGAGAGCATCTTGTTGCCTGCTTCGGTCAGAGGCTCTATCGGAGTCTTGCCTAAGTAGCTCAAGGCTTTCGCTATGTCAAACACAAAGAGATTTTCATCGTTCGGCACACCAGGCTTGTTCTTCCTTCGAAGAAAAAATGCAGGATGGTAGGAAGACGCAACCCAGCAATTGAACTTTCTGCTGTACACAACCAGACCATGCATCATTCCGGCCGAGAACCTTGCGAGCTTCTTAATAGATTTTGGCTTCTCGAGGATAGAATTGATAGCCAGATCACCTAAGCAAATAATCAGCTCAGGCTTCGTCTCTTCAATATCTTTGATGAGGTTTTGGCGGCAGCACTGGATCTGGACAGGTGTTGGATCTATCGAAGAATAGCAGCGGGCGATGTTGGTTCGGACGCAATCCTTGTCCAGGTCTACTCCAACATAAGAGCAGTGGCGTCTCAGTAGTTCTCCTGATGCTCCAACGAAAGGTACTCCAGCCTTATCTTCATCTTTGCCCGGACAAAGGCCAATGAATAAGATCTTCTTGTGGCCTTCTCCAAACCTCTTGATTCGAGGGCTACGGCAAGAAGTAGATAATCCGCAAAAATTGCAGTCATATACCTTCGGTGCAGCTTCGTCCTTCTTGGAACCATCTCTCCGAGGGTTTGGAGATCCGGCAGGACGACGACCTTGTTTGGATTGAAATCTCTCAGGATTCTCTTTCTGAAAGACCTCAAGTGGGCTGGGGAAAAATGATTTCTGCTCTGACATTACTAATTCCTATGATCTGGTCTGCACCAAATACTTAAATTGTGTACCTTCGAAGAGGACAATCCCAGCATCAGGAAAATATGAAAACTGCCAACATTTTCCCATCGCATCGAGCAACAGGGAAGGATTCACTCGGAACTCAAAAGTGTTCGGACTCGTATTGTTCTTGACAGTGGTATCCTCACTTAGCTTACGAGTTGGCTGTGCTCCTGAAGAGGTCTTAGACACAGACAGTGTACCAACCTTCTCACTAGTAACAGTGAATACCAACTCCTTATCAACTGGAGGGACGTCTTTCAGAAAAGTTAGATGACGATCAAGAACAGCGGGGAAGTCGGAGGACATCTCCATCTTCACAGCCGACTCGGTCTTCGGGAAGAAAACCGACAGGTCCCGATACTCACCAACATGTGCACAGCCCCACAGCTCAGCCCCTCCTTCCAAAGTCACGCGAAGGGTTCCACCACTACTCGCACCTGGGTTGGAACGGAACATAATATCTTTGATCTGACCTTGGACGCGACTCAGAATCTCAATCATCTTAGTTGAGATACTAGCAGTCAGATTCACAGGCTTCTCCATCTTCCATTGAAGCACACGGAACCGGTCACATCCCCACACTACATCACCATTGATATACACACCACACATTACACCCTGAGACTCATCTTTAGCAGCACCATAATGGCAGAAGTCAAGTCCTCGAACGAACTCGGCTATACTAGGAACTTCGACCTTCGTCATTCCATCAGTAGGAACAGATGCTGGCTTCGGATCATGGAAGGTAAACTCACTCTTAATGGTACCTGTTTTGATCACAAGCTTCTTCAGCTCATCCCCAACAACCTCCAGCTCAATCTCTTCATCCTTGATACTCTGGATTAGATGATACACAGGTTCTGCCTGGACAGCTAATTTCAAGTCCAGCCCTTCGGGAAGGGGTGAGTCCAACCAAAGTGCCCCGTCCGTTGCTTGAACTCTTGTTCCATAGAAGGTGAAGCATTGATATTCAGGAACGAGTTGATTATTACCTACAACAGGCCATACGCGAGATAAACTACTAAGAAGAGCTAATCGGTTAACACGCATTGAAAACTCCTATTAAAAGAAAGACTTAGTTCGATAGAAAGGTTTTCGCTCATGTATTCTGGGATCTTTAAGCAATTCTTCATAATAGTAAGTGTTAACTTTGAACCGCTCAAGCAGGTCGACTTTGAGCCTCGCAAGATCAGCACCGGCCCTACGGAAGTACTCCTCAACACGCTCAATCTCTTTAGGTGAACAACTAAGTGTGTAGTGGGGGTTCTTAGTAGCTTTTATCAACGACACATCTGACACAGAATAGATTATTGGGGGTTGGAAGTAATCAAAATCTTGTTTCTCTTCTGAGAAATGCGGCGCCATTACATTTCCGTAAGCCGCATGCTTAAGCCAAGTTGTCGAATCGACTGACCAAAAAGGATAGCGAATCATCAACTGATGGGACGTAACGGCGAACCCATGTACTTTACAATCAGGCTTCTTCTTCCACAAGTACTCAAAGGCTGGATCAGCGAAGTTTACGAATTGGTTAAGAGTAACACCACCAGCCACACCACCAATGCCTATGTAGTCATACTCGTCCACCATTCGCTTCCAGTGTTTGATATCCTCACCAAAATGGTACACTGGTATTGGACGGAGGCCTTTGGACTCCATACACATCTGGTTCTTCCAGGACTCATCTGCGTTGTAGATAATATCCAGGTTCACGTATGCCATCAGTTGGTTAGCATACTTCTTGATGAACTCGATATAGTTGTCCAGATACTGCCGAACATCAGAATTGTCGTTGAATGAGAAGTCTGCGAAGAACTGAGGAGCTCCACTTACATGCTTGGAGTAGTGAATCCGTTGGTTAGAATCAAGACGGCCCTGAAACTCATCTCCAGTGAATGTGACGTTGCCATCCTCATCAGTCTTCTTCTCAGTCTTCACGGTGGCCCCGGTGTTGATAAGACCGACCTGGGCATTCAGGAGTGAGTGTGCACCTGAATCCAAGAAAATCTTTATTGTTGGATTTGCATCAAGAAGCTTCGTTATCTCCTTGGTCTTCCAAAAAGTTTCCAGTGTGGTGACCCGACCCTCTTTCAAGATACCAAGGTTTACGACTTTGATATCTATTCTCCCTGCAGAAAGGAAGTTAGCAAGATGGACAAATTGTGTTGACATATTATCCCTTCAGATTTCCTTCCTGGTACATCTTCTCGTAAAGAATGTAATGTTCTTTTATGATTTGCTTCCGTCCAAACACTGCATGAAGGCTGATCCCATTGCTTTTGTTATGGTGTTTATAGCACAGAACAACACCATTTTCTGGATCGAACAGAATATGAACAAAACGCTTCCAATTTTCTTTCGTAATACCATACTTCTGAATAAGATAAGATAAGCTATCCAAATGATGAACTTGGGGTCGATACTTGGATCCACACAAATAACACTGCTTAGATGTTTTTAGAAGGGCATTCTTCCATTCGGCATACTCTGAGGATCCCACTAAAATGGAAGACAACTGAATCAACCGTGAAGCTCACTCTGCTCCTGTTGATAGTCCAGAGCAGACTTGATGTCCTCTTTGTGGTCTTTATTGAACTCATCGACCACCTTCTTCATATTCTTAACACCTTGATCCCACTCCTCCATAGTTAGAGCTGGATCTTTTGCTCCAGTTTTGAAAAATGCTTCACACCTTTCTATACAAGTGCAGCAACGAAGGCACGGACGATCTCTTTGTCCGTTATAACAACTCCAGGTAAGTTCAAGAGGGGCACCAATCTCTATACCCATCTTCGCAATGTCTGTCTTGGTCATATTGACAAAAAGAGAACGAATTTCGATCCCTTCAAAAGTACCAAGAACAGCAGCATTACCTATAGCATTCACAAAATCAGACCGGCAATCGGGGTAGTTTGTGTTGTCGCCAGCATGGTTGCCATAATACACAGCTGTACAACCATGACTCTCAGCAAAACCAACAGCAATAGATAACATGATCCCATTTCGGAACGGAACCACCGTCTGTCTCATATTTGCTTCTTCATAGTGACCTTCAGGAATAGCCTCTCCGGTCTTTAAGAGATTAGAAGCCAACAGACTCTCAGGAACTTCTTGATTACATGTGTTAGGAATATACTTGCTCACATTCACAGGAAGATCATACAAGTACACAGGCACATTAAGCACATCACAGACATCCAGCAATGCTCTACGTTCTTTTTTGTTGTGCTTACTACCATAGCTGAAATTTAAGACCAAGACCTCCTTGCCCTCGACCAGCAACTTCTTAAGAAGAGTTACGGAATCCATCCCCCCACTTACGATTGTGACAACTCGTTCACTCATACAATGATTCTCCTTTTACTGGGCTACTAGTATATTCTACTGTCAACATGGGTTGTCAAGAGTTAAGAAACATCTTCACCTTCTCAATCACTTGATCAGGATCCTTTAGTTCGTGTTCCCAGATTATCAAGGTCTTGTAGCCTTGAGACTCAAACAACTTGATTCTCTCTTGTTCGTGTTGTTCATTCGGAATACCTGTTACTTCTTGGGAGTGCCAGTAGTCACCAAATAACTCGATGATTAGCTTTTCCTCTTCGTTAACAAAATCAGGGCACTTGCCTGCGATGATTTTCTGTCCGTCACCAGTGAACTGGAAACCAGAACAAGCTCTCTCGAGAAATTCTTGAAGAAGCTTCTCAAGTTTGTTCTGAGAAACTTGTCTGGAGAGCATCTGCTTAGCTACATACTCAGAATTCTGCCAAAGTTGTTTTGAACTTTTTTGATGCTTTTGTCGAATTTCGGGTCGTTTGTTTGGGTTTTTTTCTCCCCTGTTCGCATCTCCGATCTTCTTCCGAGTTTCCAAAGAAGGATTTCTGAGAGCATCACCTTTTTTCTTACAAATTTCAGGGGATTGATGTTTTCCTCGAAGAGAATCACCTATCTTCTTGCAAATTTCAGGAGAAAGAGTTTTTCCTCGAAGGGCATCACTTTTCTTCTTGCACGTTTCAGGAGAGAAGTAGCTATCACCCCTTTTGGTCTTGCAAATAGCACATTGACAATCTTCTTTATGCACTCTTCCCATGGTTTGTAATTTCCTAAGAATTTAGAACCAGATCCCAAAGAGCATCTGTTCCAAATTTTCGACCATAGCTATCAGGATCCTCATCAGTAGAAAATTGAACAGTTGAAACTTGTGGAAAGAACACCTGAAGATCTTCTGCTTCTTCAAGTGAATAAAAATAAGCATCCCCATCTCGGGCGACAATCACTTTTTCAGGATGTACGCTTATAAGCAGATTCTTCTGTCGGTCGGTTATGTGAGAACCAAAAGTAGCAAGAGAGTTACGCCCCAATCTCCAGGAATCAAGAATTCCTTCTACAAGTACGATTGGTCCCTTCTGGACATCTATCATGTCCCAACGATACAAAAAATCATTTACACGCCCTGGGGCGGTCTTATACTTCACCTGAGCTCGTCTGGTAAGATCTGCTGCTTGATAACTGACCAATTCTCCTTTGAAGAACACAGGAATTATGAGTCGGTTCATGCACTCCCCAACAGTGCACACACCACACTGATACTCTATCAATATATCTCGTGTGTAGCCCCTCAGGTTGAGGTACCAATCAAGTAGAGGGAAATCTAACTGCCATGTTACTGGATCAAAATACTTAGGGAGAGTGATGGGGCCGGTCGGGGCAACTTTCTGCTCCGGTTGAGGATCGCTCTCCCCCCAAAGATCTTGAACTTGGGTCTCTGAATCAACTTCGAATGTGAACCCAAGGTCGCGTATCTGCTCAGCAACCACCTCCATCGCCTGCTTAGTGATTCGAGCTAAGAGGTAATCAAATGAACCTGTTGCACTGCACTTCCAACAATTGTAACTAAGAGATTCCTTGAAGACACCTAGATGGTTGCTTTGATCGTCACAGAAAGGGCACTGAATCTGAATCGTGTTCTGCGAGACGTTTTTTCCTTCAAGCCAAAACGGAATATCGTATTTTTCAAGAAGGGCAATGATGATTTTACTATTATCTTCCATCTTCGTGGTGATTCCACACGTCCATGATCATTTTATTGTATTGTGGAAGAGTTTCTTGTGGCAAAATAACAGTTGGGTTTATAGAAATCCCACCTCGGGGGAAAAAGTCTCCTCGTACCATAATAATGTGAGGGAGCATAACCATGTAGAGATCAAATGCGATCCGACTGGTGACACTCTCGTGAAACTCACCATGATTCCGAAATGAGAACAGATACAGCTTCAGCGCCTTGCTCTCAATCAATTTCTTGTTTGGTATGTAGAGAATCTTGAATTTTGCGAAGTCTGGCTGGCCGGTTTTTGGACAAAGACTGGTAAATTCAGGGCACTCGAGCTCAACAACATAAGGAATAGAAGGCCACTTGTTATCAAAAGTTTCGAGGACAGCATCTTCAGGTCGGGTTGGATACTGGGTCTGACCAGATCCGAGTTGCTGTAGATCTTTTCCTGCTTCCTTCCAGGTCTCATCCAGGTGTGCAACACCATTTTCAGGATATCCAGACATTCTTGTCAATGCCTCCATCTGTATGAATTGTTTTGGTACTCTCGTGCGTCTCCTTGGGAGGGAAATGGGGGATCTATCAGCCCTTCGTACCTTGTATGGTAACTCGATAGCTGAATAAACTCTGAGATTCGTGCTGCTGGCCAGCCTTTCTCTCTCAGTTTGACTAAGAATGGCTGAAGCTCTTCATCATATCCATCTTTCCCAAGAAGGTCATACAAATCCAGCAGAGCTCGGAGATACTCTACTACTGCTTTGGGATCCTCGTAGTCGACTTGTGCTGGTTGAGGAAACGTTTCAGCGTTCATTTTTCTCTCCTGATCCGGGCCAAAGAATCTTATGTAGTTGCAATGAGTATTGAACTGGACGTGACAGCTTCGGAGAGAACTCGATCAGCTTCTCAGCGAGTTGTGTCGCCCAACAAAGCTCTGGACCATAAGGTGTCATCTTAACCGCAGGACTGAAGACCATCTTAGCTTTACAGGATTTATAACATTTAAGAACATCACAAGCCCTCAACCAGTCTCCTCCATCCGAGATTACAAACTTCACTACGTCCTGCTCTTGAAGTAGAGGAGCATTCCCTTGGTATGCCAGTTGATCTTCCATTCCGGAGGATGGAAGCTTGTAATCAACTACAAATCGAACGCTGCCACAAGTACCACTTCGGATGCGAGGAAGATAGCACAGTCCATATCGAAGAAGGGAAATCGATCCATTAGTCTCAACTGTTACGTCTTTTCCCTCGTGGACCAAAAGAGCAAGCAGAGTTGCGACCTCCTCA